TGAACGATTGCTGATCCTAGCACCATTCGCCCGGGAGAACTAAGAAATCTCTCGAGATCTTTTCCGTCGAAAGCCTGGATTGGAGATTGCTCGCACGCAAGTCTCAATAGCTGCCAAAACATCTTTGCGAAAGCCTTGTTAGCAGCAGGATAAAGACCAAGAACACCGACCTTACCACGGAAAGCATTCAACTGTCGTTCATTATCAAGTACAATATGTGGGTTGGTTTTAACATCACTCTCAAGCGACTTTGCGTTATTCTTAATTGTCGAATTCAGCTTCTCTTGAGATGTAGGGGAGGTCACAACATAGACAACCTTTCCAGATGCTTCATTAATCTCAAGAAACCTCTTAAAGACAGGATCTAAAATAGCTGCAGAAGAACCTGTTCCACCTCCGCCCCCGGCGCAAACAAATAGCCAGTCGACTTTTCCGAGCCTAGTGCGTAATGCATCTTCAACTAGCGCGCTATTGTCATTTAAAACCTTGCGCCCCAGCTCAATATTCTTAGCAACGCCGTCAGCTCCTGGCATGGCAAGGAGATGATCTTGGGCGATGCCAGACTGGAAATCTTTGTCTGTAGTATTGACTAAAAGAGTCTTTGTAAAGCCTAAATCTAAAAATGCCTTAGCAATCTTGCATCCACCTCCGCCGATTCCTACAAAGGCACAGTTAATAGCAGTCTCTGCTTCGTTATCAGGGAGAAGATTAGCAGACTCCTCCTGGTCTTCGTAATGATCAACAAAATCGAATTCACTCATTGGTATACTCCATCCAATTTACTTCTTTATTATATCTCTTACTTGTCTAAAGATAAACCCGTTGCTTCAGCTAGTTTTTTAGCTAATTCTTCTGGGCTGAGATTTGTGTCTTTGACAATTTTTTCAACTTCTTTCTTGGTCTTTCGATCAAGTTTTTTATTTTCCTCTGCATATTTTTCATCAATTACACGCAAAGTATTTTTTAACTTCTCATCAATAGCTGCATTTCTCTCAATTAATTCTCTGTGAGACTCATCTATTGCTTTTAATTCTTCCGCATGAGATTTCTTTTGTTCATTTAAAATTTCCCACGGGTCGACATCTTTGCCTCGAAGCAAGAACCAAAGCCCGAGGCCGATCATAAATCCGCCAAAAATTAAAATTGCAGACTTTGAAGATGTCCAGAGTTTTTTAACTGATTTTATCAAGGAAGTCATCTTCCCTTCCATTTCAAAAAGGCATCAATCGCAGCTTGACCCCCGATATAAACAACAGAGAGAAAAGTCCACTGCTCTCCTGTAAGAAGTTCTCCGTAAAGAAAACCGCACGAACAAAGCCAAACCAAGAACTTTCTTGATATAAACTTAGAAACATACTTATCAACAAATGCTGGCATCATTTTTCCTCCGCTTCATCCTCGTAGTCAAAACCTAAGAATTTCACTTCATCTGAAGTTTTGCCCACTGGGGAATTTTGTAAATCTAGTATTTTTAATAGAGCTGTATTCGTCCTACTCAGCGAATCTATAAACTGCATATGCTTATCTAGACGTTTATTAAGTATCATTACTGTGCTAGCAAGAACCTTATTTGTCTCTTCTAGTTGTGCTAGACGGAGCGCCAGATCCGAGATTTTTTTATTATAGCTATCTTTTTTTTCCCCACATGTCTGTTATTCATTCGAATCAAAATCGTTGTTTGCAATGGCGTCGAAAATAGATTCAGCATCTGTCTCAGAAAGCCGCTCAATATGCTTCTCTCTTTTCTTTCGAGCCACAGTGTCTAAAACTCGATGGGCGAATCCATCTCCTCGGACGACTCTTTGGGCGAAGTCCTCAAATACTTCTTGCATAGACAGTTTTTTCTTAATTAGCTCTATTCGAAAAGCTGCATGTGTATCTGTAAGAAGCTTAATGTGAATTGACTTTCGATGGTCGAAATCTTTATACTTGCTCACTCAGGCAGCCGCTCCTCCACCAGGACCAGCGCCTTTGGCGGCTGGTGGTGGAATATCAGAATCGAGAACACGCTCTACAGCATCTTCTGGGAGTTCTAGACGATGATTATCAATAAAGCTATTTCTTTTAAGGCGTTTGCTGTTGAATCATCATAATTTTCTCTAACATAGTTTTCAGCTCGTGCCAAAATCACCGTAGAGATAGCCTAAGAGCTTCTCTGGCATGGAGGCAAGACGTGCTACTCTTTCAGCAAACATCTGAACGTCTAGGCGTGGATCTGATTCTGGCTCCTCAATCTCTACTTCCTCACCTTCAATCTCTTCGACTTCTTTGTCTTCAACTTCTTTTTCCTCGTCAGCAGCAGGGTCATCATCTTGCGCTAAGACTTGGCCTGGGCCTGGATCAGCTGGATCGTCGCCGAGCTGCTCAAGTATAAAACTCAAAGTCTGCGGAAAAGAATTCTCGCTCATAGGAGCTCGGCCTTCTGCTTCCGAAGATACTGCATCGTACTTTATCAACAAAGAATCAATCTGAGAATCGAGAGAGCTTGGTACTGCTTTGTGCTTATCTTCGTCGTTCTCATCTTGTTCATGAATATTTTTTACCATCTCAAGAATCAATTTTTCGATCATGTTTTCCATTTATATCTCCTACTTGAGAACTTCTGCAATCTTCTCAGTTCGTTCAAATCGGCTCTCAATTACGTTCCAGTTTAATTCCCTCATCATATTGACTGCGTACTCAGTCACGTTCTTTAGATAGTCTTTGTAGTAAGCATGCTGCCAAACATCCATGACAATCACGGGAATTACACCGACTGGAACGTTAAGAGAATGAAGATCAATAACATAGTTCATATATGTTCGTGTAAAAGTATTGTAACCTGTTACAACCCAGCCACATCGAGAAGCTGTTGCGCAGGCTAGAAAATCACGTTGCCACTCATCAAATGATCCGAAGTCTCTCTCTAAGCGCATAAATGAAAGAGTATCCATTGTAATCTCACTTTGAAGATCACCAATATTTGCAAAGAAAAGCTCGTGAAGATAAACAGCATTTAAGTTGTAAGTCTCATCTATTTTAAGAGACCTAAAGAGAGAGTGATTTGAATTTGCGCTAGAGCGAGAAACTGCATCAAGCTCAGCGCTAATTCTATTAAAGCTCTTCACGTACTCATCATAGAGTTCAAAGTGATTTTTCTTATTTGCCTGTGACAGCGCTTCAGTTGGAAGCGTATACGTTTTCACTTGCGCTACAAGAGCCTCATTCAAAACCTCTTCTTGATTCGTATCGTTATCAAGTGTAAGGGTCTCTTTAATTAGTTCTGCAACTTCATTCTTTTTCATAACTGTTACTCTACCTTATAATTCTTTTTAAGTTCTTTTTCGCTCACGAAAAATGTCTGCCCCTCTGGAGTCTTTAGCGTAGCGCCTCTTTCATGCTTTGCATCTGACTCAGAAACTTCGTCGTGGTAAACATCAACAACTGTGTAAACCAATCCTGATTTTTATCGCACACTTTTAATCCTGAGTCTATTGCGCCCAGATCTTTTCCTAATCCAGCCTTGTTGGCTTTGCACTCATCCTCTTGGGTGTTTTGAAGATTTGCACGTTCTTCTGCAACGATCTGAGCTAAACGCTCTTTTGTGAGTATATTGTTCACATTAACACTCCAGGCTGCTTATAAATATTCACTAAGATTAGCAATTTCACCTATGAGACACTATATTGATTTTACCTTTACTCCTGCTTCGCGAAGAATATCAAGGCCTCGACTGTCTCTATACTCCTCATCATATATCACTTCATCGATATTTGCGTTAACAATCATCTTAGCACAATGCGAGCATGGACTTAGAGTAATATACATCTTTTTTACCTTTGGATTGTTGTAGTCCAACTTGATAAGAGCATTCTGTTCTGCATGTATAAATCCAGATTCACCAGGTTCTTCAGACTCAACTCTATTTGGCCCACCCTTATAGTTACCGTTGTATCCCAAGGAAAGCAGCTGGGTGTTATCCTCAGAAACGATAATGGTACCCACTTTATACCTTGGGTCATAAGATCGTTCTGCTACTGTATGAGCGACTCTCATCCAAACGTTGTTCCACTCTGGCCTGCCGTCGGGTTGGTACCCTGGGCATGCCGGCTTAGTATCGCACCCACAGTCATAACAGCTTGGATCGTCAGGAAATCTTGACATATTACCAGAAATACATTAGAGAGAAGTTAGGAATTGGTCTCATGCCAGCAAAACCGAACTGGTTGTTAGATCTACCTACCTGAATTGCAAGAGGAAGCTCAAGAGATATTGAAAACTGCTTCCACCTTCGTTCGAGGCCGACACCTGGGCCAAATGACATCATAAGAAACTCTTCTTTTTCACCCTGGACTTCTGTTTCTTCACATCCGTTGTCGTCGCACACTTCTTCGAATGAAAGACCGTTATCTCTGCGGTACAGGGTTGCGATTCCTAGTGACCAATATGCTCTTCCCCAGCTTGAGGAATTAAGTGTCTTAAACTTAGCGGCTCCCAAAAAGATTGTTGAGTCTAGGTTGTCTTCAACAATTGGTAGTGCTGAGACTTGCCAACCATGACCGCTCTTATATTGCTTAGAGTAAGCTAGACCTACGCCGTGAGTAGATCCAGCAACAAAGCCGATACGCTGCTCATCAGCTTGGGCTGTAACAGGTAACATTAAACTTGCAATTAAAAAATATTTTAAGAATTTCATTTTATTTCTCCTTTGTTTTAAAATGGTTTTCTTTCACAAAGATCAATGATTTCCATAACGATATCAAAATAATCATCTGTGAGGTCCTTGTATGAGCTTCCTGTGATACTCATAATTACTTTCGGAATGTGCGCGTAAGGATTTCTTCCGCTAGGGTGACGCGGGCTTTCGGGCAGCTTTCCCTTAAGGTTATCAGCAGCTACAAGAATTGCATCACGAATCGTCTTTTGATTTTGTGGGCTCACTTTGCTTTCTTCTTCTTCGCTTTGGTTTGTCAAATAGTTCCTCGATATCTTTTTCCCAAATGAACCCGGCGGCTGACTTGTGGCCTCCTCCGCCGAACTGCTTGGCAATTTCTGAGGCGTCTATATTGTCGTGAAAGGCGCGCAAACTAACTTTGATCTTCTTGTCGTTATGATCGTGATACCAGATCATTGCGAGGTCACAGTGAGGTGAAAGTGCGCTTCCGACCTCGGACATCCAATGAGATGCATTAACTACTAGTGCTTCATGGCCTGCTAATTTTCTGGGGAGCGCCTTGGATGCAATCTTCTTCACAACTGTCTTGGAGTAAGCGAGAATATAAGAGCCGCGTTTCACTGCATCATCAAAGACAGAATCATCTACAAACTTATCAAAGTCTTCGAAATTAAATGGAACCATATCAAAGGCTGCAGCAAACTCACGCGAGTAAGGTAGATCCCACTTCCATAGATCTCTATCTTCAATATACTGAATAAACTTTGGGACGTCTTTTCCAGGGTGGAAAAATTCCCATGTAATCACTGCGCCGGATTTTTCCATATTGAATATGGCGTCGGGAATATCATGAAGCTCGACCATCGCTGATTTGTGGTGATCAAGTATAACAAGGGCTTCTGCTTCCTCGATCATCTTTTTCGTCACTTCATTTTTGAAAGAGAAGTCACATATTGCAACATTCTTTCCTTTGACATCGGGCGGGGCCTCTCCATGGGAGCAAGCAACATACTCAGCTCGATTTCCCAGCAGGCGCCATGCAGAATATGCAGCTCCGAAGCCGTCAGTACAATTCTTGTGATAGATTACAAGATCTACATCTCTAGGATTAGGTATCATTGTGCTCTCTCTTATTCATGAGGGGATGATGCTCAAAACATCTAGGTTCATAGAGTTCTGCGCCGCCCACGGCGATCTCTATTCCGTCATTATTCTTTTTATATGTATAGTAAGCATCTCTGCTACAGACTGGACAAACCGCTGGGCACTTTTCAATCTTCGTTGCCCACGGCAACATTTTCTGGAGCTCGTCAAATGGATTGCAGGCAGCAGACATATCCAAAGATGAAACAACGATCGTAATTCCTCGCTGATAGAGCCAGACAAGGACATCTGCAACTCCTTTTATCATAAAAGCTTCATCAACAGCGACGACATCATATACATCATCATCACTTTCAGCAAGGTGCATAAAAATTTCAGAAGCGTCTTCGATTACATTAGCTGATATCTTACCTCCGTTGTGCGTCACGATATCTTGGTCGTCGTAACGATCATCCATCCTGGGTTTGAATGCTAAAATTTTTCGATTCTGGTACTTAAATCTATCGACTACTCCCATTAAGCGAGTAGTCTTTGACCCGAACATAGGTCCAGTAAAAATGATAAACTCAGGTTGTCTCATTCTCTATTTCCTCTTCGCATCTTTTGGCAATCTCATTCGCAATATGATGTGCGAGCCATCTTTTTAAGCATGGAACACGGACAAGCCAGAATCTACCTTTCTGGTTGAATATTTTCATTATAATTTCGAAGATATCAATGTTTAGTTGAACGCGCTTTCCGCCTTCTCTCATTCACCCGCCGAACTCTATTTCGAGCGGAGGAAGATCATGACTAGATGCTGGGCGTATATGAAACTCATCCATCAATCGATCATAAATCTTGTCTCTAGCATAACTCCTAGCAGAATTAGATCCCATGTTAATATCTTGCGGGAGATCCTTGATCGCTTCCTCAATTGCTTTTTTAAACTTTTTTAGATCATTTGCCTTGATCATAATCCCTCTCTCTCAATCTCCATAATAGCATCAAAGTGTGCATGGGCAATTTTATCACACCACTCATCTGACATCATCTTTTTGCACTCTTCCTTGTTGGTAAAGAAACCATTTTCTGTTAACACTGCGGGCATGTCAGTATGTTTTAAAATATAAAAATTAGCAGTCTTAACTCCTCGGTCTTTCCAACCAGTAGTCATCGCCAATCTATTTTGAAATATATCAGCTATAGATTCACCTTTTGTACTCTTGCAGTAGTAGTAAGTTTCAATACCAGCAGGTGAAGTCCACTGAGTCCCGAAGGCATTCCCGTGAATTGATACAAGAATTTGAGGAAATTCCGTTTCAAGACTATTTGCACGAGAAACTCTTTCAGACAGCGAAATATCTGGTTCAACTTCTGGGACAAGATTGTGATATTCAACTCCGGCTGATTCAAGCAGCTGCATTAATCTTCCAGAAACTCTTCTATTGAAGTCAAACTCCATCAGTCTAGTCCCATCCTCAAAAAGAGGCGATCTTTTCCCTGGGGTTGATTCTCCGTGTCCGTTGTCGATGATCCACGCATATCTTTTTTTATGATTCATATCAGATCCTATCTCTGTAGATTCGCAAGAAACCCTAGTCATCTCCGAGGAAACAAAAGACGTAATTAGCTGGTCAAGAATTTTTGTTATGTGCGAGAATATGGGTGCCACTTTCTTTTGCTCCTGCTCCTGTCTGCTTTACAAACTTTGCTTTCGCATGGAGTTCTTTTAAAGTTCGACATCCAGAATAGGAAAATCCACTTCTTATACCTTGCGCTAACGTATTAATTATACCCTCAACAGGTCCTTTATACGGCACAGTAGTAGAAATTCCTTCTAGGGAGCTGGCACGACCACGCCAGTCAAATTGTGCTTCAGGACTTGCCATGCCTCTATAAGTCTTTCTTTTTTCGCCATTAAAAAAGACGTATTCGCCTGGAGACTCATCAGTTCCAGAGAGCATTGATCCGAGCATCACACAATCTGCACCAGCAGCTAATGCCTTCACAGCATCTCCACTGTTTCTAATTCCGCCATCAGCTATAATTGCCACGTCTCGATCTGTCTTAGCGCAGTCAAAAATAGTATGCAATCCAGGAACTCCATGCCCAGTCTGAATCCTCGTAGAACAGATCGATCCGCCGCCTATGTTGCATCTGACTGCATTTGCACCCCAATCTGCTAGATCATTTATACCCTCCAGGGTTGCGACATTTCCTGCGATAATACAAAGACCGTCGACAAAGTTAGCCCTAAGATTAGTTAATACTTCTTTCATTAGAACGTGATGGCCATGTGCCACATCAATGCAAAGAGCAGAGGCTCCAGCATTAACCAAAAGCTTGGCTCTTTCCATGTAATCATTTGTTACTCCAATTGCTGCGGCTATAGGTGTTTCATGTGCTGCTGTCTGCACTGCTCGATGAACTATTTCAGCCTGCTCTTGAGGAGAATTATATCTGTGAACAATTCCTAATCCGCCTAGATTTCCCATGGCAGTTGCCATTACATCTTCCGTCACTGTATCCATACAAGAAGAGATGATTGGGATTTTTAGATTCACACCAGGCCCAAGCGCCACAGATGTATCGCACTCTGAACGAGATCGAATGTCGCTATATTGCGGTACTAGTAGGACATCATCATAAGATAGGGTTTCGAGGATTTTCACACTCTCTCCGTTTTGATATAATTGATTATAACGTGATGTTAGAAAATTTATTCTTTTATTGTGATCAATTTGATCTAAGGAACTTCATATTCCTCAACGTCAATAATGCTAACTTGACTTGGTTTAAATACGACATATGAAGTGCCGCCGCCTTCAAAAGTATTGTCATACTCAATTGAGTCGTAACCCTGGTCATTAAACCAGCTGACGAATTCTTTTATTTCTAAGTCGGGTTCAAACATCATGTCTTTTAAGTTCTCACCAGCGGGTGTCGTAATCACATCTTCATAGAACTCATCAAGCTGGTCGTCTGTAGGGGAAAATGAAGTTTCACCCTCAAACATCTCGTTAACAATAGATGTGACACCCCAGGATCCCATTCTGTTTTCAGGCATTCGTTAGGGGGTTGGTCATACTAAGATTTACTTTATAAAGGTAGACCACATCGCCTGATTTTACCCTGCCTTCTTTTCTAAGCTTATCTGCTACTATTAATGCAGTTTTCTTGGTCCCGAAGTGAAAGCCAGGCTCTGAGGCTATGTGCGACGGCTTGAGCTGCTGGGTGAATTGCTCAAATTTAACAGGTGACAAGTGATAATAAAACGACTGGTCATCATCTTGCTCATTTAGAAAGGTTCTCCACCCTTCCATTAAAATCTTCATATTAGACATTTTCTATGCCTGCTAAAAGTTGCCATCGATTTTGTGAGGACTCATTTAGATTCTCTTCCTCAGATTCCTCTTCTACTTCGGCTTCTTGAGATTCTTCAGGCAGGTCAGGGGTGTCGGCTGCTTCTGGTTCTGCTTTTTCCTCTTCGGCTTCTTCGTCAAATAAAGCTGCTCCGAATGCTGCTTCTCGTGGAGGCTCGATCTGGTCGGGTGCGTATAGAAGATATCTTCCTGTCTTTCTTCCACCGAAAGCGTAAAAACGAAGATCATCCTTATCAACGAATCTTGTCTTTGTTGGAGAGCCAGCGGCTGATTTAGACTGGTACAGCAGAACTCCTGCTTCACCGTGAGGAAGAACATGTTCTCGAGCAACTGCGTCCAAGAGATAAAGCATCTTTCCAACAGAATCGATGGGCTGACCTTCTAAAACGGGCTTGTAATTGTCAACAATATCCTTGATTGCCTTTAGGCTCTCATCTCTTCCCATTGTCTGTAATTGGCTGACGTCGTATCCCGTGTCAGATATAGCTTTAGCTAATGCATTGGGGGATCTAAAGAAAGATTTTGCGCCACCGCCAAAAACGAAAGGTTCGTTGAAAGATCTGTGATGCTTAATTTCCCAGGCTTGATCTCCGATATCCACATCGTGAGTAGCTGATGCACCTCCGACCCAAGAAGACTTATCGTAAAGAAGCGGTGTTAAAAGTTCGCCTCGACCGAGACCTTGCCCTTCATTGTAGTGAAGTATGTCTAAAAACTGCGGTTTGATGTCTACTGGTGATGAATTTCCAGCAGAGAGAGAAAACAGCATTGGGGCGATCTTCTCAGGCCCGTCTTCAATCTTCATTAAGTAATCGAGAACCAGCTTCTTATAATCCGCTGGGTATTTACCTATTGCATCTGAGAACTGTGCGTCACCTCTCACTGCATCGATCGCATCAATATATCCTTGTCGGGATTCGTCGGGATCATACTGGTTAACCTTAAGCTCAGCGCGAATAAACGTCCGAAGTGCTTCAAGATTATCGTCTGTTAGATCATAAAGCTCTTCGTCTCCTATTTGGACAAGCTTTTCATTTATTTGAGATTTCTTCATCTCTTTCTCCATTATTAATCTGATCGTCTTTCTAATTACGTTTTCACTCATTGATTTATCCACGTACGACAATACTCGCTGGAACTGTGGGTGTTGTAATGTTCCTGCTCGCTGGCTTAAATAGTCACTGAATGTAACGAGCATGCTTTTCAATTCAGGATCTTGTGTCATTACATCAACGAGACCATCAAACGTGGACACCTCTGCAGGGGATGCGCTAATCCCTAATCCTTTTAAAATTTCTTGAGGATTAGTAGTTCGGCTGCCGACAAGCTTAAACTTTCTTTTATTCTTAGGAAGGCTTGGATCTAAACTAGGATCAAGCTGGAGTTTTCCTAGGCCGCCTGGTGTGGCAACTGTAATCTTTTCACGGGGGTCCATCTGTTTGCTTCTCTCGGCTGCAATATGAGAAAGCATAATATTTCTGAATATTCCTTTTATTCCCTCATCCCCCGTTCCGGACATAAGCCAAGCTGTCCCTGTTAGATCTGCAGCGATCATCAAGTCAACCTGGGCGAGGCGGCTTTGTGGGTCGTCTTTAATCGGGTAAAGAATAGTAAGATTGGGACCGATTACTTTAATCATGTCAGGGTCAAGCGTAGAAGCAAGATTCCTAAACAGTAGTTGCTTTACTTGTTTTGGGTCGTCACCATTAAAATGAACTGCAATATCTAAGTCTCCTGCTAGAGACTTCTTTCCGGTTGAGCCGACAGGTTCGTATGCTGTTACCCCTGCTGGTTCTAAGTGATTTTGGAATAAATCCTCAAGGGTTGGAACGACGTATTTTCGTTCAACTTCGCTAGCTAGAGAATTTCCCTCATCATCTTTGAATGCGATTCCACCCATTTAAAACACTCCTGGCGCTGTAAATATGTATCTTGCTGGTCGAGAGTTATTAAATATCCCACCACTCAAACGTCTTCTCTAATCCTTCCCAAAAACGAACAAGCGGCTTGTACCCAAATACTCGTTCTGTTTCTGAAATATCTGCCTGAGTGTGCATTACATCTCCCGGACGGAATGGAGCTTGATCAATTTCTAGACTACCAAACCTCTCTTGAAATGCTTCGAGAATCTGGTTGTTGCTGGTTCGATCGCCACATGCCACGTTAAAAGGTTCACCTCTAAAAGTACCTTCATGATTCGCTGCTCGTATATTAACATCTACGACATTGTCAACATAGCACATGTCTCTACTCTGTTCTCCGGAGCCGTCCTTGCGAAGAGGCAGCCCTTCCTTTACCGCATGACACCACGCAGAGATAGCTGTTGAATAAGGGGAATCTCCCATCTGATTTGGGCCAAAAACATTAAAGTAGCGCAAGCACACAGAGTCAAAATCATATAACTTTCCAAACATTCGAAGAAGATCCTCGTTAGAAGATTTCTGCCACGCGTAAGGTGATTTTGGATCTCGTTCATGAGTAACAGGAGTGGGCATTTGGTCGGCGCCACCGTAAACTGACGATGAGGAGGAGTACACAAACCTGTCGATATTTCCTCGGCATGCCTCCATCAAAGCACACGTTCCTGCAACATTTACTAAAGTTGTCTTTGCAGGGTGCTCGACTGAGTAGCTTACTCTTGGAATTGCTGCAAGATGGAAAACGACATCAAATTCCTTGCTTTGAACCTCGGTTAAAATTACCTCACTGGCAAAGTCATTGATCACAAGCCTAAGGCCTTTGCAACCTTCAATGAGATCTAAGCTTCCAGAACTAAGATCATCTACCCCAGTGACATCCCACCCTTCTGTGAGAAGCCTTCGAACTAAATTGCTTCCAATAAATCCGGCTGCTCCGGTGACTAATGCTCTTCGTATCATTTATTTCTCCTCAGGATTTTTTACCCAGCTCAGCAAGATAAATTCTGTTTCTTAAGCCTGATGTTGACCAGTCATGGTCTCTGTTGTGCCAGTAAATTTCAATATCAAGATTGTGCCCGGTGTATTCCTTGTCTTTCCAGTCTGTCCCAAGAATTCTAACATCAGGATTTAGTCGGACCATCAAATCATATAGATCAGACTCAGTCTCATATTTGACAACTTCGTCAACATGCTTAATTGAGTTAATCATGATCTCTCTCTCTTCAAACGTTTGAACTGGTTTATTCTTATTTTTTCGATCAATAGTAGGATCTGTTTGCAATCCAACAATTAAGTAGTCACAAACATTTTTACAATCCTTTAGCATGACAATATGCCCAGGATGAAGAAGATCGAAGCTGCTACATGTAAATCCTATTCGGAGTTTCTTATTTGCCATATTACACCCGTTTAAACAATGTGTGCACTGTTTATGTTAAACCGGAAGCGGGCTCGATAATCTCTAGAGTTCAATCTGAGCATTCTTGCAGCCTCTCTGCCTAAATAGTGGACGAATTGAATATCAGTACCAGTCTTATTTCCTGTGTCTGAAGACCTAAACACTGCATGCACATCTAATAGGTCGTTTCTAACTATCGCTTGAATGAAAGAAATACACTCTTCGCCTGCATAAACAAATCTTCTGGATTCTATTGTTTCTTTCCGGCTATAGTGGTTTCTTCCCTCGATTTCATCTTGAATCTTTTGTAAGAAAGCCTGCTTAATACTACTATAATACTCTTCCTCGCCACGAGTATTCATAATAGCCTCGGAAGCAGTAGAAAAAGTTCCATCATCGTAGAATTGGAACTGCACTGTATTTGATTCTTTGCCAGGTTGAAACTTTACAAACTCATGCACATAGTTTCCGATATTCTCTGCAGTCATATTTTCCATCTGTCGCAACCGTCTGACGATCTCTCTTGCCTGATCTTTTGCGCTTCCCGTCTGGAATACATGAAAATTAGGTAGCATACAATACTTTTCGAACTCTTTGCCAAAAAGAACATAAAGCTCATGAAGAGAATTGATATCCTGTATTTCATCACCTCGACTTAAGAACCTGTCTTGAAGAACATTTAAAGCTGGGTATAAAAGAAGGAACTGGTTGTTTAGATTTGACATCTCTAAATTCAAGATTTTTCCTAGCATAGAAATCATCTCGATTGTAAAGGCTGGAATAAACACACATAGACAGCCCCGAGCGATCATCCATGTTCCATCTGAATCCTGATTTTTTATGTATCTCATTGTACAGTGTTGTTTTGCCGCTGAGATCTGTTCCTTCGAGGGCAATTTTATTCACGGGAAACGTAATCAAATCTTCTCCACTAGCTCATACCCGTCCGGATATACACATATTATATTACCTTCTACCAGAATGAACACTTCTGGATGGCCGCAGTCATCGACACCATTGTCACTAACTAAGACCCCGACCTTCTTGATGAACCGACTGTCTTGAACTGCAGTTTTAGTTACTCTAACTAGATCTCCAGCCTTAATCATCATAGAGTGGAATCTTTCTCATCTTCCACGAGGCAGTCGAAGCACCCCAGTTAGGATCAACTTCTGTCTCCATAAGCCAGTATGTAAAAGGTTTAGGTTCATAATAAATCTTTTGCCCTCGTTCTTCACCCCAATCAAAAAACTTGCCCCAAACCCGAAGCCAGGATGTACGATTCTGATCATCCATCATTCTCATGCGATAAAAGTCTTTGCCGTTCTTAGTCTTTTTCTTGACAATCTCAGCTGCACATCCCCACGCCACTCCTTTGTCTCCCCCAGTCATTTCACAGACAGACCTTACATCTGCTTTTTCAATTCGTTTCATTACTTCTTCGGGAAAAACTAGCTCGTTATTAATAGCTGACGTTATTTGCTGGTACAATACTATCTTCTCATCTCGAGACCAGTCCTTGATGTGTGAAACTCCAAGCATCGCGGAGTCGATGTCAAAAAGATCGTCGATCCTAGAAGAAATCTTATCACGGCGCTCATAATAGTTTTGTAGTCTATCAAAGCACTTGTCAATCTGGAGCTGTCTCTTGTGGTTTGGATGCCCGATATCCTTGAGTAAGTCTGCTGCATGTTCGCTGTAGCACCAATCTACAATGCTGCAGTTGTAAATGTGCTGGTTTGCCTGGTCAAGGAGGTCGTTCATCTTGGTTTTTTCATAGACTCTTAAGGCTTTGTCAAACTCATCCTTGATTTGCTCACCAATCCTAGCTAGGCGCTCACGGAGTTTTGACTCAGCAGCTCGGCCCTTTCGAATATTTTCATAGTTGTCAGAAATTATCTGTAGAAGCTGTCGGTGATTTTCCAGCTTTCCTTCTCGGAATTCCTCGAGAGAAGAAAAGGCTTCGATTTGACACAAGGCTTCAAAGCATGTCTTATTGACTTTTGAGTGTCTCCACTCTCCTCTTTCATCATAAAACAAGTCATTTAAACTCTTGAAGGGTCGAGAAGCAAGAATTTCATCCATTGCCTTGTCGCCTAGACCCTTAATAGAAGAGAGAGGCGGGATAAACGCCTGTCGATCGGTATTGTAGTTCCACTCATCTCCAGAGTAGTTAATATCTGCTGGAACGAATTCACACCCAAGAGCCTTAGATTCACGAATAGCTTTGGACAGACCTTGAGGAGAATTATTCTCAGATTCTAGAACTGTTGCGATCCACTGGTCGGGATAGTAGGTGTACAACCAGGCGGCGTAATAGCTGTCAATAGCGTAGGCAACAGCGTGTGACTTGTTAAATCCGTACAGTGAGAAGAACTCAATCTTGTCAAAAAGTGCATGTGTAATCTTAGGATCCAGCTCGTGAAGTCGTTCGGCGCCTTCCACGAATTGCTTTCGTAGCTGATCTCTTTCTGAGCCTTTTTTGCCGATAGTATCTAGCGACTTCTTCACTAAGGTTTTTCTCATCTTGTCAGACTCACCGGGGGTGAAACCTGCCAATTCAACTGCAAGACTCATAAACTGTTCTTGAAAAGTAATGAAACCTCTTGTCGGGCCGAGAATCTTCTCAATCACTGGGTGATCATAGATGATGCTGTCAATATCTTTTCCGGCTTCGACATACTTGATATGAACATTTGCTTTGAGGGGGCCTGGTCGGTAAATAGCTGTGATAGCAGCAAGCTCCTCAATATTCCTAGGCTGGGCTTGCATACAGAAGTTTCTGGCTCCCTGGGCAGTAAATTGGAATATCCCTGGGGCGAAATCTGAATTGTGGTACGTGTTTTGCCAGACTTTTTGATCATCTTGCAAGACGTTCCTACAATTTAAATGCTTGTCAAAGAAATCTCTGATTTGTAAGAAAGTTGGACTTGGGTTTCCTTGGGTTATCAAGACGCGCTTGATGCAGTTCTCCACATCCTTCATTAGCGTAAGACCGAGGAAATCGAACTTAATAAAACCATTGTCCTCTAAGTTTCGGAAGTTCATTCCTTCAGTCCACGGTGTCTGTAAATCACCTCGAACTGATATCAGCGGCATTGTTTGTTCAAGTTCACGCTCATCGGCAATTAGAACACCCCCGGCGTGTCGGCCAATAGATCTCTGCTCCATAAACAAAGTACTCACATGCTTCTCAACATCTGGATACTTCTCCATGAACTCCTTGTATTTCTTGGAAAATTTCATGCAGTCCTCGTGTGTAAGCACGAACACAGATTTCTCAGTATTGGCGTCGCGAGCGTGGGGCTCGACTTCAGACTGGAGAGGTCCAGTAAGAGCATTTACCTCTTAGAAAAGGAACATCATAAAACTTAGCAACATCTTTAACAATCGACTTGAGTTTAAGTGTATTGAAATTAGACACAGGAATAACTGCATCTTCACCAAATAACTCTCTGGCTGCATCGATCAAAGCATCCCGGTCACCAGCATCTGAATCGATGTCTGGCCAAGAAGTCCGGTGTCGGCCGAGGAAGCGTGACCAGAGCAGACCATATGGAATTGGATCGTATTTGGGTGATACCCTAAAAGAAAGTTAACAAGGGAACCGCCACCAGAACCTCGAGCCGGTCCAAACAGGGTTTTTTCCGCAGCCATGTGAAACACGTCATGCATAGTCAAGAAGTAATTCTCAAACCCAAGAAACTTGATATCGTCCAGCTCTTCCTTAACACGAGCAACATATTCAGGCTTAGCTGCTAGGCCAGTGCTGATCATTGCATTCTTTACTTTGATTGCTAGCTGCTGAAATGGTGTTTCATCGGGCGCAGAAGGGTAACTGGGATGACTCTTTTGAGGCAGAGCGTAATTCGGCAGCTTAGCCTTTGAATCTACCCACATATCCTCATAGCGATCCCAGACTTGATCGTGGGTACGTTCAATGCTATTGCTTATTAGCTCTTCTCGACCCTTGTAGAAATCGTATTGATCCCAGCCAAGCTCAAACTCCTCCCAGATTTGGGAAGCATTCTTGGGATATAGCTCGCACTTGAGCTCTTCAAACTCTGGCAGAGGGGTCATTTCCTTGCCCATCCAGCCTAGCTTCTTATAAAGCTCTCGGGCTTCCCACTTGTTCGGAGTCGGATAATGAGAATCACAAGTCGTAATAAGATTAACTCCTGTTTGGTCATGAAGCTCTATCAGAGCGCGATTAACCATATGCTGGGCTGAAAGTTTGTTAAACTGTAGCTCATAAAAGAAGTTTTCTTCTCCGACAGCATCGACAAACCTATCAGTAAGATTTCCGAGCGTGGACATCAGGCGCTTTTTCTTTTCGGGATCATCTAAGAGTTCAGGCCCGAGCTCGTTAAAAGAAAGACCCGGAAATTCTTGAAATGTGCGACCACTAAAGATTCCTCCTACACATGCGGATGAGACGCTTAAGCCTTCTCCGTACTCCTTGAGCATCTTGAAATCGATTCTTGGGAATCGATAAAATCCGTCTCGAAATCCGCGCTTAACAAGCGTAAATAAATTAGCTAATCCTTTTGGCGTGCGGGCAGTTACAACCAAATGATATCTGCGCATCCACTCAGGCTTACCGCCAGAGTCTTGCTTTGTCTCGTCCTCGTTTTCAATCGTGTGACCCTCAGACATGAGCTCGTCTTCATTGTCGACATTGACATCAGTAGTGGATAGAGACTCGATTTTTTTTGCATCTCGCTCTGCCTTGATACGCTCACGATGGCCTTCATATTGTCTCTTCCACTCATCTAAGTCTTCGACGAAATAGAACTCAACACCGTAAACCTGGCGGTATTTCCTACCTGCTTTTTTCATCTTCTGAAAGTGCTTGTGAGCATGAGCGAGGCCTGACCCGTGGCCGTGATCTGTCAAGCCCCAGGCATCCATTTGATTCTCAAGAACAAAATCAATATGATCAGCCGGATAGCCTAAGCCATCGTATGTTGAGAACCCTGAGTGGCCGTGCAAGCCTACAAATCGGTTCGGTACTTTAAAATTCTTGAATGACAATTGTTTCTCCTGCAACTATTATACGCAGAAGAAATGAGATTTACACAAGAAACCCGCCACAAAGGACGGGATTCCATGAAGCTAAATTTTGAAAAAATCTCAGTCTTCTTCGATGAACGTCTCGCCTGTGAAGCCTTCAAGCTTTTTAATCATCTTTTCCATGTTAATTCGAACAGATTTTCCTGTAATCTTGTTTCGAGAAACATATTCCCACTCACCGGCTTTATTGTGAGGAGAGATCTTTGTCTCGTTTCCGGCACCGTCGGTGACGTGAAGAGAAGCTGCTTGAGAATCTGAGAACGGTACGGGAGGTGTAAAATTCGTCGTATAGAGAGCCGCGTTTGCGATGACTAGATCGTCAACCCATCCATTAAATGCTTGGGAGCCGGAGCCCATTCCTAAAGCATGCTGGGTCTCAGTGATATCTGTTGTGTATGGCGCTGAACCCACCATAATGCCGTCCATATAGATTTTTAATACTCCGGATTCTCTAATGACTGCTAAGTGCTTGAAAGCTTGTCGGAGTCCGAAAGCCGCAGTGGTGGTATCGATCCTGAGCACCTCAGTATTCGTGCCGTCTAATATTTTAACTGAGTATCCTCCGGCATGGGTAGAGGGCATCGCATAAATTTTAAGCGTGGAGGTTCCAACTGACGCACCGAGTGTTCTATAAAGAATATCGATGGGTTCCTCCATAGTCCAGATCTTCACCCACATCATAATGGTAAAATCCCCTGTGCCGAATGCGTAGTCAGCGTGATCATCAGTGTAGAGTCGATCGCCTGCCAAGCGCAGTGACGTGCTTCCATGATGAGCAGTGGATGACAAAGAAGGAACACCGACAGAAGCTGTGAACGAGTGACCATTTCCAGAATTATCTGCATAACCCGGAGTTGCTAGGTCTGTGTCGCCGTCATTTCCATTAAAAGGATAATAAGCGATCACTTCAGGAGCGTACAGTTTAGAGTAAACAAACGCCTGATCTGCGACTGTTGAGGTCGGAGCTGTGCCAGCTTTAAGCGCCAGAGCGTTTGTAGACCCAGCAGCGTCGGTACCTGAGCCTATTGTAATATTGCCAGATGCATCTGCGCCAGAGGCAGACTCGACGAATTCAATTCCTGACTCATTTGCTTTGACCTTTGGATATTTTCCACCGTGTCCTGCGTACGCGTTTGGCGTGTCAGACAATCCAGACCAAGTATTGACCGCAGCACCTTGTGCGACAGGTGCGGATGTTGTCTGGCCCACGAATCGAACTGTGACGTCAGAGCCAGAGGTTGACTTAACATAGATGCGTGTCAGATCACCCCAATTGATGGAGTGCTTTCTGGAGCCTTCGGCACCTGTCAAAGTGACTGCGATAGACCAGGTTCCTGCAGCTGAGCGCTGCCAAACTTGAATCGGTGATCTGGAAAAGATAAACAACCCGGTTTGACCGTTTAGTGGGGCTGCGCCCTCAAGACCCGTTGGGTCGGTGGAAGTCGCAGTGTCACGATGGACCCCGATACTAGGAATTGAAGTTAGATTCATTAGATTTTCTCCGAGAGCTAGATTTTAAAAATACTAAAAGCGAACATGCATACATATCAAGAAAACAGGCCTGAATAAAAAAATTAGTCTTTTTGACGTAAACCGGATGGCTGATTGTGTCAGTGTATCTCTTACAGATTGTGTCTGAGCATAGAAAGTATGAGACATCAGCTGTTACCTTGCCAAGACCTGGCTTTTCTCCCCTGACAAGAATGTTAAACATCGCAACGCCCTGCATAAAATTTTCTTCTTTGGCGCGCAAAGTACCTGGAGAAGTCGATAGATTGGGTGTCACAACAACTTTCACTCTTAGCGGAGCGTCTTCCTTTAGTTGAAGACCTTCGGGCGGCACAATTTGAAAATTAATATTTGCATAACTTCCAACCCAAGTATGATCGTGACCTTGGATGATAAGCTCGGCTGAGCGATCAGACGGTACGAACCATCCCAATCCTAGTAGCGCAAATGCTAACGTTGCTATCAGAAGGTTTCTCACAGACTATCCTCACATGAAATATCTGAGCACATCTGAGTATATTGCAAACGCCATTATAGACAGCAAGAGTACTACTCCCACCAGAGCGAGACGCATACGAAGCTTAATGCCGATTTTTCTTCTGATTGCCATTTCAACTCCTGACGTTACGATATGACCGCCGTCAAGCACAGGAATGGGTAGAAGATTTAAGAATCCTAGATTAATACTGAGCATTGCTAGTAGATCAATTATATGTCCCGCATCTTGTTGCTTTACAGTTGTTTCTTCTGCCGCTTTCGACATCTCGTAGATCATGACTGGGCCGCCCATTGTGTCTTTTGTGGGCGGCTTGGTAACCATCTCTTTTAACCCTACATACATCTGGCTATACATATCTGTCGTGATTCTCCACGAAATATTTGCTGCCCATGGTGCGTCGATTGTCGCAACGATTGCACCGGGTGGAGGCGGGATATCATCTGGCCCTCTCGGAACCTCGTGACCCCACGCGTAAAAGAAGTACAAGAAGAATGGAAAAATCAGATTTACAGCTGGGCCAGCGAAGGCAATTACGGCTCTCTTCCAAGGTGGGCAGCCCCAAAAAGATGTAGGATCAGTTGACTCGAGATTTTTGTCACCTCTAAATCTAACGTAACCCCCTAGAGGAAATGCAGCAAGTTTCCATGTGGTACCTCTCCACTTCTTTCTAAGGATGGCTGGGCCGAATCCAATTGAAAATTCTTCGGGATGAACTTTGAGAATCTTGCCAACGACCAGATGGCCGAGCTCATGCACACCAATCAGGATCAAGAGTATTAAAATAAATGTGATCATACGAAAATAAGTATCCTAGTCCGGATAAACCCCCAGGCGTTTAGCTGTATCATAAATCTGTGATATCTTCTCTTTTATCTCATCTGGCGGTGGTTTTATAGGGTTTTGGATTGCAAAAACTTCTATCTCTGTGCTCACACTCTCTATATCCTCTAGAAGATTCTTTATTCTTGGGCATTTGAACGAGGGATCATCATAGACCTCGCTGTCAATCTCCCTCAGGATGTTCCCAAAGTACAGATCTTTATATGAAGCCTGTCGAAATATCTCATCGGAAAAGTAAAACATCGTATTACTAAGTATTTCTTCCCGAAAATAAAAAAAAGCCTGTCTTTCGACAGGCTTTTCAAGTCTAAGAAATACCAGATGAACTATTAGCACATAGGAACTTCTAGAGAAACAGCATTCCCAAGTGAAGTAGTAGATAGGTTACCACTATCATCAATTCTCAAACCAAACACATTGCCACCTGAAGATACCAAGCACACGCCATGATCCTTGTGAACATAAAGACCATTCTCAGTTGTGCCAGGTTTGCCGGCGAAAATGAAGTTGGAGTCTGCTTTCAAATTCACAGAATTTGTTTTACCAAAAGAGGCAGTATTGCTGGCAATGTTCAAGAAGATTCCATCTAAGCCGATTGGACCCAGTTGAACGTCATTACTAGTCGCATTCAACTTTGCAATCCCATCAAGACCTATTGGTCCCAAAGACACATCAGAATCAGTTGATTTGAAATGTTCGGATCCTGACCATGAAAGAATCATGATGTCATCGCCTGACTGTCCTGGGGCAATCGTCAAGTCGCTGCCGGCTCTTGCTGTAAGATTGTCTGCATCGATGCTGGTAGCAGAGATTGTGCCATCCACCTGCAAGTCCTGGTCGATCTCAACGTCTTTTGAAAACTGCGATTTTGTCTCAGAAACTGCAAGGGCAGCACCAGAAACTCCTTTCTGCGGTACCATGCGGAACTGTGATCGAGCGGTTGCAGTGGATGCTGGGTCTTGCACGAAGACACGAGAGATGTTAATACTGCCGTGCTGTGCATGTGTGTAGTCAGTGTTCATAGAAATGTTGAAACCTGACTTGGCTGCTGGATTTCCTATTTGGAGCCAGATCCCTGACTTCTCATCAAACCCATAGACATTGACTGCTGCATCAGCAAAAACGAAGTACCCTGTTGATCCGTCTTGTACTGCGAGACCCTGCTCTTTAGCGACTGGCGCATCAAGGCTTGGCGCAAATCGTGAAACGCCGGAGGCCGCTACTTCGGACTTGCCAGTTCCGAGTACAGGAGTTAAGTCACCAGATGCTTTTGCAACGTTAATCATAGAACTGTTAATGGTAAAAGCCTCACCTGAGACATTGGCGTCGGCGGCCTTCAGAGTAGAAAAAGAAGTAGCTAGAGCTGGAAGCAGCGCTACATTTGTGTTGATAATCATTATTAAGTTCTCCAAAAAAATATTAAAAACTGTACAGCTATATCAAGCCTCAGAATCGAAGCTCAATAATCCATCTTAGATGGCCGCTAAAACATCTTTGATTTAGTGATGGAGGAAACCGCTATTTTTCCTCATCGATTTAAATAGGATGCTGTCGATCTTTTGTCAACAGGATATCAACGTTTTTTAGATCAGAGAGTGTTATCTTTGCTGTACCCGCCGGTGTCAAAATTTCAACACCCTGGAATAGCTTTCCGTGCCACTTAGTGTAAAGATGCTTTTTAACCACGACACCCGACGTTATCTCAGTATAAAGCCCGTCATAAAAAAAGCTCATATCTTCTTGCCAGACAATCACGTCAATTGAATGCCAAAGACAGGGCATGAGTATCAGATTGTCTTTTTTAACTGGCTGTAGAGATAATAAATCTCCGGCTTGGATGTCGACTAACAGTTCTCTATCACGATCCGAAGCAGTCACGCACTAGTACCTTTGAAGACATTCTTTGAAATCTTGTGGAAAATAATTTCGGTGCTTGTTGTAGAAATATCTCCAGCCCTCATCCAGTATATACGTAACTGCGTGATCTTCAGATGACCTTACGCTTCTTCCAACTGACTGTACGATTGTTTTAGCTGTCCTGGTAGGATACCACTCAGGCCATTTGGACATTCTCTTCTTTATTACTTCATCCCCGAGATAAGGGAACGGTACTTTGCAGATTACTTGAAATCTAGAGAAGTCTCCTCGGAGATCCACACCTTCGGCCATTGATGGGCTGAGTAACACTGTGGGCTTTGACATATGCATGTGTTTTTCAAGTACTTCTTCTCGGTCATTTGAGTCGTGAATGAGAAGGCGATCGCCGTCATGGCTCACATTCTGCCAGAGATACTTGGCGATTTTAAACGTGTGGCAGTGAATAATACCTTTCTCATTCGGATGCATCTTTAAAATCTCTTCTACTGTTTTAGCTATCAAAGGAAGAGTGTTATCTATTTCTTTCGCGTTCATCTTTCCAACTAACAGCTCAATAATAGGGCGATTTTTTGTCGGGAACGGAGATGGGGTGCTGATAAACTCTACGTTGTCTTCTGGTACTCCGAGGGATTTGCAGAATGATTTATGATTTTACGATAGTAGCAGACATCATCAAGACTTTATTTCCTAGGCGAAACAAGTAGTCATTAGCAAACTTAGATACATCCACAGGCTTGAAAATGATTTTAGCTAATGATCGGGCAAAGGGCGCAACAAATTCACACACCCAATTTTCCTTGTCGTAATGACGAATAAACGTAGACAATCTATCGACATGAGACTTAAGCATATCGTGTTGCTTGGCGAATCCAGCGAACTCATCTAGCTTATCTTTTAAGCCATCGAACTTTTTAAGTATTCCCTCAATGTGACTTAGCCGATCTTTAACTTTCGGGAAATAATCATTCTTAATCCAGCTAAATGACTGGAATTGTGTTTGATCTCCTGGCCATTTCATCTTCAAAGTATTTTTAACGAATCGCTCAGAGATTGTTACTTCAATAAATCTTGATAATTCATCCTCAGCGTTGTGAACCTCATCTAAAACCAAAAAGTTTCTTGGAGTGATTTTTCCGCTATAAGTTGCTTCAGTTAAAAAATAAGGAAAGTTGACAACTGACTCTGAGGATTTTAGGAACGCTTCTTTTGCTTTTCGGTAAACACATCCTCCAGAACATACTTTGAAAAACTTGCTATCTCTTTCTGCAGTCCTTAGTAAAGCCTGGGACTCTGAGCAGGAGTTTTGTGTATGGAACTTGCACTGGTAATTACTGGAGGATTTAATATTTCTCATTGGGCCGTAGCCGCCAAAGTCATTCACGTATTGATCTTGTAAGATCTTTTGTGTAGTAACAAAATATGCTCCAGGCAAGTATTCTTCAGAGTGAGCTTTTACGTTCTCTCGCAAATAACGTGCAACAGTAACACCAATTGCAGACTTTCCGCAACCTGTGCCCATCTCCGCGATGACGAACTTCTTTTTTGTATTTAGAAATGTGTTTAAAACGCGGTTGATGGCATCAATCTGCACAGGGCGGGGCGTTTCGTGTGGAAAATATTGGATCCAGGAATCTTGCGTAATCATATTTTAGATTTTAACTTATTTTGGAATAGTTTATAACAGGTTTACGCGGTGTTAAGCGCTTGAATCGACCTTAGGGTCAACTCTATTAGCCTTGACTTTCCGTCTAAAGTCCACACGTCAGTCGGGGTGGACCTGTCGCTAAGACGAATAGATCTAAATCCTTTACCTCTATCTGATGAGAACTTCATTTTCTTTCCGGTGATATCCTCAGCAATTTTAAGAACTTTTTCGTCGATATAAGGGGTGCTCTTAGTAGAGTTTCGATAAAGCTTTACAGAATTATTTTGATATTGAATTCCTACTTCTATTCCAGAAATTGATGTGCTTATGTTAAAGAAATTGTTCCCGTTAGTATTCCCAGAGATATATTTACATTCCTGATTTTTTCGTGCCAGGGCTTTCATGGCCTGGGCTCCGACAAATCCTTTTATAATTCGATCAAGCGGCTTAAAAAATCCAGTCTTGATTGCAACTTCTTTCATGTCAGACAGATCTTTGTCATTTTCAGCAAAGTCATTCATAGCTGTATTAAATCTATATATCAGCTCATCTGCCAGAACTAAAAAGTCATGACAATTATTAAAATCATTTGCAATCTCTGGGTTTCTTGTAAGCGCATCGGCAAGGTCAGCAAAGATATCAGAAAAGAAAGTTAAGCCGAGCTCATACCAAGGGTAGGGTATCTGAGTTATATACTAANNCAAAAAGAGACACAACAAATCGAGGCGCTGCTGGTCGCCCTCTTCTTTTCTAGTCTTTTTTGAATATCTTTCTAGTTGGTTCTCGCTTAAATCTGAGAGGCATTTTAACTCTAAGATAGTTACGATTTCTTTGCCTCTTAGCACGCAGATATCAAATCGATCTTTTTCAAAAATAATATTATCTTCGGGGTCAATAGCAGAAAATACATCACATATTGTTGGGTGCCCTAAAGATACGCCTAATTTTAACAGGGCAGCGATCCTTCTAGACCAAAATTTTTCATCATATGCGTCGCCGAGCATAGCAAGAGCTGTATTATTGATACAGAAAACTAACTCTTTGGTCGTGAGATCCTCCGGGGATGTTCCATGAATTATTTCATGATAAGACATTTCCTTTGGAGGTGGGTTTGCCTTTTCCTGCGGGAAAGGAATTACGTTATCAGGAAGGTCTTTTTTCATCATCGTCCCATGAAATTAAATTTTGAATGGATCCATCCCAGTCAGTATAGGAAATATTCTTCGGATTCATCGAAGACTTCCTCATCATTTTCTGGCAGTGTTTGCATGGCTTGGACATGGTAAACTCGCCATCTTTTCTTACTCTTACGATTTTCATCTTTGCTTTAGAAAGATCTTCGTTCTGTGATAGTGCTTTCAGCATGGCATGCATCTCTGCGTGCATACAGCTTGTAAACACATGTCTACCTAAAGTCTTGCAGTAAAGACGACGCTTTGCACGAGGGGAAGTTTTATAACTATTCCACCCATAATACCGTCGTTTTCCAATTATAATACAGGCAGCAACATGATAGCTATGTTTGTTTTCTGCCTTCGTTAGGGCAATATTTTTAAGCCGATAGTACACTCGACATAAGTCGCTCCAATCAGTAGAACTGGGTTAGATCTACGCCTTTTTCTTTTGCTTCGTTTAGATATTTGAGTGGGTTATAGTCTGAATTTTGAGACGACTGGATTGAATCCCACGCATCTCGGATTCCTGACTCAAGAGAATATCGGGGAGACCAGTTAAACTTACCTCTAAACTTAGAAGAATCTAATCGATGATTTCCGAGATAATCAGTCTTTGGGTGCCACATAACATAGGACTTGAGATCTAAACCTGAGACTTTTTCCATTATCTCTACAATCTCAAGTGTATTATAGGGATTTTCTGCTGCAACATTAAAGTCATCTCCCCAAGATTGGCTGTGGCAAGCAAGTGCAACTGCGTCGCAAAAATCCTCAACGTGCATATAGTCCTTAATCTTTGCAGGATCTAAAAACATGTCAATATCTTTTACATCATTTGTAGCAGCATAAAAAGTCTTAGAAATCAAACTATTCATATCTCCCACTCCACCATAAGCAAACAAGGGCCTGATTATGTTGTGTCGACGAGTCATAGAAGTGACAATATTTTCTGCTGCTAATTTCTGAATTCCGTACAGAGTTTTGGGCAGGCGATCTGAGCACTCATGTATCTTTTGCTGTTGGTATGCCGCTGTATTGTAAATTACTGTAGTGCCAATATAACACACAGGAATGTCTAGGTGGGAAGCTGCTCTGCAGATATTATAAGTCCCTGTGACATTAGACAAAGTAGATTCTTCTGAATTTAGAGCTACTACATCAGTTCCTACTACTGCGGCATTGTGAACCACAAGATCGATATTTTCATCTCTAAGAATATCTGCCCATGCTTCCTCAGAATTTCTATAGACACACGGTTCTCCTGTATCTAGGCATTCTAAGTTTTTGTGATCCAGTAATGGCGCAAACTCATGACCTAGACTTTCAAAAGACGCAGGGAGATTTCTCCCAATAAATCCCGCTTCTCCTGTAACTGCAACTTTCATTTAATCTCTTTCACTTCAGATTTGTGCAGCGTAATGACGATGCCGCTGACTGTCTTAACTGTATACGTTTTTCCGTACCCATTTGAGTGTAAAACTACTCCGTTTTCAGATGCACTTTCGATCTCAACTCGGGTTCCTGGCCACAATATATCAGAATCTTCTAAGATCGGTTTGCGATTTTCCTGGATCAAAAATTGACATCCTCGAATTCAATTGAAGGTAGATCCAAATTCGACCCTGTGTTAGGATCGTTATTTACCTGGATTGCATCTGGTACAGTATTTCTACTGCTTTTGAAATCAAAAGAAAGCTGCACGTCTGTTTCTTCGCTACCTATAATCAAGTTAATTTTCTTCAATGCTCGATCTTTTACAAACTCATCTGTCGTATTTAAGTAAATTTCGCACAAACCTACGCACATTTGAATCCACTCAAATTCCCAATCAAAATAATTGTCTTCAAATCCTATGGAATGAAGAGATTTTGCAAACGAACAAAGCTGCTCATGAGCTTCAATTAAAACATTTTTTGTTGTATTGATATCCATTACTAACTCCTAAACATGGGGACCATTGCCCTACTAATATTATTTCCCTCAACATGAATTAAAAAAGCTTGAGATGGGGGAAGTGAAGACTTTAAAACCACAAGTGCTTCTTCAATCTTGCCATCAAAGTTTCCAATAGGCTTGAGAGAAACATTTTTAGTTTTAATACTCATCCCGTTTTCGCTACCCCAAAAAACAACTGTTTCTTTTTTTGAGACTTGAAAAATATTTTCATCTATCTTTTTTATTGGATACATAAGAAGATTGGGCAACTCTGACTTACTGGTAAATCTGTCAGCATTCTCTTCTGAGATGAGTTCATGCTTCATTTTTATTGTGTGAATCCTGTGTACTGTTCAATTATAAGCTCACCCGTATCACTTACACGATTTAGATAATCGATCAATCCGTCTCGAGTTGTATTTACAGATTGTCCAGCCTCACTAAGCATTACATTAAACTTTCCATCCGGGAGACCCTCAGCAAAGAAAACTACCGGCTTATTGATTCCGTAGGCATATCCTGCCTCCCAAATCGTCCCGAGATCCTTAGCTTCAGTATTGCACAGAATAAAATCTGCCCACTGAATCTTTTCGCAGTTGACTTCAAAGATTTTTGTTCGATCTTCCTGCGTTGCATTAGGCTTTAAAACGAAAAAGTCCTTTGGGCTGAAATATTCGTGGCCCGTGGCTGTCAAAGAATCTTTCATAAATTCGACTTGTTCCACTTGTTTCTGGTTAAAGAACGGTGATGCGATATAAACTTTCATTATTCTCTCCTTATTTTATCCTCGGCCAATGACATAGCCGATTCCAACACCTACAGTTAACATAAAGGGTAAAAGTATAGCGTATAAGTTATTTTTTCTTCTAAGCTCTTCAAGTTCAATCATTGCAGCCATCCACATAAGCTGCATGACCTCTGGATTATTTTTATCGGGGGGTAACAATTAATGCTCCTAAATTATATTCACTCTCGTAATTGAGATTGTATTTTTCTCCCAAGACTTCTCTAACTATTCTTTGCATGGTTGGAGAATTTCCTGTAATAATCTTATATGGTGGGATGTTGTCTCTTGTCCAAGACTCAACAACTTTTTTAGCCCAGTCGTGGTCTAACCCATGAAGATCAAGCTCTTTTAATTTTAGCATGATCCAGTTACTTTTTTTTGTTATTTTGGAGCTCATACTTTGTCGTACTTTTTCCACAATTTGAATTATTTTTTAGTATGTCAGAAAGAGTGTTATTCTCTACTATTAGTCTTGTAGCAGCATTAATTAAAGTCTGGTATCCTGTCATGCAAGACTTTAAAACTGTATATACTGGCTTAGAATTAGTTGCTCTGGCATACACGTATAAAGCTGTACAGTTTCTTCTAAAGCTATTAACTGAGCTTAGAATTTCGGGAGATTTTACTATTTGAGATAATTCAACTAGGTACCGCTGTCGCTTAAACAGGGCTTTGTCAAATTCTTTTGCCTCTTGTCCTATTCCCGGGAAGAAAACAACCAAGGCGAGTGCGAGCCCATTCATGAAATAGATACCCTACCAGACAATTCTTTCATTTTTCTTGCAATCCAAGAAAGATCCTTACCGTCTTCAACGATATCTTTGTAAAGAAGTGCGTCATTTTTTGTCAATTGGAAAGAAAAACTAGTCTCCACGTTAGATAATCTTGACTATTTAGTATCTTTTCGTTTTTGTTCTTTAAGACCACATTTATCTCATGGTACGTTTTGTCATTGTCAATTGCATCAAAAATAATTTTTCTACGTCGAGAAGTATTCTGGTTCACAAAGTGCACCCTATCTTCCCATTTGATCCCGGTATTCCATTTCGATATCGCTAATTTGGCTGAGAAGATTGTTCCAATGCTGTCGGAACTTGCTGTTTTCACCTGTTTCATCAGCTGGTGGATTAGTACCGTTAACGTCATCTCGCTCTGCCTGGTAGATGGTATCGTTTGGATGATATTCAATCTTCTCATCAGTGTCAGAATCTGGCCAATAGAGATTAGTACCTGTCCCAGAACGAAGATTTCGAACGTAGTGCATTGCAGGACCTGTTAGAGTTCTTGTGCCAATTACAGTCGCTGCCTCAGGAATTACTTTGCAAACCTCAAGCGCCATCTTAGCTGCCATTATATTATCAGCAGCGGGCTGGATCTGCTTATCACAGCGTTGACGAATGAATCCGATCAGATCTTTCAGATTAAATCGAGCGTAGTAAAAAGTTTCGATGGCTCTCGGAAGAATGGTCCTGGCATCCATAATCGAGATCGCCCTGGTATCGATCATATCTGCATACAGCTGCTTACCTGCTTCAACGTGATCCTTCCAGCGATCATAGATTTCAGGACTGTTCTGTACTGCAGCAGGAACCAGGGTACGACTATGAGACTGCCATCGGTCCCCAGTGCATTGCGCGGCAAAGGTTCCAGCTCGATGTCGAATTAGATGAGTAACGGTCTGTAGGTCGATCCCGCCGATTAAGAATGTAAAGCTCATGGCCTCCATCCCAGCAGGGAGTGCTCGAAACTGCATCACGTCCTCAAGAGTTTCGCTCAGTTCTCGTTGTGTGGCATTCAAGGGATCGGTTTGCTCAGGGGAGTCTGCCCACGTAGCCTTCACATATCGATATGCAACATTTCGAATCTGATCTCTTGTTGGGCTATCAACTAGCTGGACAGTGAGAGCATCAAGATCATTTACGAACTCAAGTCTGAGGCTTTTCTCCGAAGCGGAGGGGCATAGGTAAAGTGACGGGTTCAAGATTAGTATTCTGGGGCATGCTGTAATATCTCCTATGAAAGCATAAGAGATACTATCACATACAGGATAATTGTTTAAGTTACTTTATGTCACTTTCCCAAAAAGATCTCTTAGTCCAAAGTGATCTATAGAGATCAACAATCATCTTAGACGCAATGTTCTTGATGACCTTCTCATTCTCTTTTCCCTTGAGCTCTTTCTGGATAAAGCTTGTTACTTTTTTCTCAAGATTTTGGCGGAGATAATCTCTTATCTCTCTTCTAGCAATCGATTCAATTCGACGGACGTCAGTGTCGGTTAGGGCCTCGACAATAAGTGTAGCAGTCTTGTCTCTCGCTTCTTGAACCTTTGGATTGTCTGGTTCAGCTGGGGGCTCATAAGTAACATGTACATGACCGCCAGGCTGCTTCATACCTTTTTTAATATTGTGAAGATAAACATCAATTCCATCAAACTCTCTAGAGTTCCTGACCATGTCTTCCACTGCTTTTCTATTAGAGTCTGAGTCTTCATAAAAATGCATTGTTGACGGATTAAACTGTCTAGCATACCCTCTGAATCTTGCTGCTTTTGCAGAACCTAAAGCGCTGTCAACTCCGTGTACAACTTGAAGCTTAACACCGAGCTTAGATAGAAAGTCCTTAATGGGCTTCTCAGCTTCTTGGCCGCGGGCGGTTAAAATTGCTGCTGCAGTTACTCCGCAACTTACTACGCTCTTGAGTATTTCAAAAATCTCAGTTGTTTTAGTAGAACTTGGATCAACATCATCAAACTCTGAATAATCGAATTCCTCGTTTTCTGCCAGGGACATTTCCCCCGTTCCGAACTGCATAGCGTATTGGTCAGGTGTATAAGATCTTAATCTCTTTTTTGTCTCGCTATCAACGATGTGAATAAGTGAGTCTGTGATAGCAATCGTCTCATCAAAATCAAAAACTGCAAAAACGTCGCAGTCTCCGCCAGTTGCATCAGGAAATACTTCATTTACTGACTTTGTAATCTTAGTTTTTATCTTCATGAATTCCCAGCCTCTTGGAGGTGTCAACTATGTCAGCATGCCTTTGAATAAATTCATTTACTTGCTGGTTTGACTCTTTTGTAGGTAAATATGATCTGTTCTTAGCTAAAAACTGGTTTCTATCCTTGATATCTACCCTATTTTTTCATTATCTTTTAGCAATTCTACTATGTCCACACGCAATCCTTTTACTCTGACGTTATCATAAAAGTCAGGATCATTTTTTATTTTCCTGTCAATTTTTATCTCTGATGTCAGTCAAATACGGGAGTTTGTACATGTAAATTCCTCACGGAATTAAATATGCACTATCTTTCAAACTTTAATATGAGAGATGCAACCTCTTTTCCACTATCTATCATATAAGCGTTGTCTACTTCTTGAATTTCTGAATTATATGATTTTTTCGGTACAATCACTGGAACCCCGTGCTTAGCATATTCTCTCGCATGCTTGGGAGAATCGTCAATTGCACAAAGAATTGCATCGTGATCGTAGTATTTAGACTTAGCAGCCCAAATCATTTTTTCTGGAGAAAATGAAACCCGGTGGAATTTAAGGCCAGAATTTGCCAACCATGTATATGAATCATATTTGCAGGTTTGATTCCATTCGGGACGTGCTGTAAGAATATGAATCCAGTAACCTTGATCATATAGTTCGTTTACTGCATCGATCATATCCTGTTCGGGTGAAAGCGATCTTAGCATTCTCGATTCAATAAAGTCTTGGAATATTAATTCTGGGTTGTACTTATCTCTGGGTATACCCTCAGTAAAATAGTACTCCTTAGATTTCACATCTACGCTGACTCCGTCGAGGGAGTTTAAGAAACCTGCATAACCTTCTCTAAAATTGGCGATCACGTCATCGACATCGACTAAAATCACCGGCTGGCCTGTCCATTTTTTATCGTTATTATATTTTATGTTTAGATACGACGCCTTATCATTGAACGCTTCCAAAAATTCTTCTGAAGAAAAGCCCCACAAATTCATAATAGCTAAAAGATAACGAAAGCAATCAATTCCTTCAAACAAGATAGAGTTCTTTACAATATCTTTTCTCTCGCTAGCGTGATGCTTGAAATTAATCTCTCGAACGAGTGAGAAACTTCGTTATGCAGTGCCAGTGCAAACTCTTGTGTGAGACGCTCTTTCTCTTCGAGAGAAAGATTTTCTTGATCTATGAACTTAGAAGAGAATTTTCCCTGCGTCTCAAACAGATAGTCGAGTAACTCAGTATTCTCCTGTGACCCGGTCCAGATTTCTTCTATTCTTTTTGCAAAATGCGTCAAAAAATTCTTGTGGCTCATAACCCATTAAAATCAACGCTTCAAGTTTGTAAGTGAAGTCGTCAATCATCTCCTCGAGAAATGCATCTCGATCAAATTCTTTATTTTCGGTGTGCTTGTGGGGCTTCCAGTTCTTGAGATGCAAAAGAGCTTCAAAGGCTTCTTCAGTTCCTCGATGTATAATATCTCGAATAAATTGCTGCGCTTTCTTGTCTGAGGGATCTACTGGCCAACTCGGAAGGGGCTCTTTGTGCTTAGACAAATTTTCCATAAATCTTTCTTGAAGAAAGAAAATAGCATCTAACCTATCAGAAGACATCTTTAACCCAGCGATTCAGTCTCAAGTTTTAGAGTTTCAGCTTCCTCAGCCATACGCTCGTCATTCTCGGTCTGGCGAAGCACGAACTCCTCAGACAGAGTGACACAACTATCACCTCGCTGAACATTTAGTTCGATCTGGCGTAGATGATCGACAATATCAGTTCCTGTCAGTAGGGCCCGCTGTAAAGAACGGGCAACTTCACCGATCACTTCATCATGTAACTTATAAACTTTCTTAGCCATGTATACCTCCTTGGCAATTATGACTAATTGTATTGACTGCGGGTCAAAATGTTTATAACTTTATCCGCAGTGGTAAGTGACTGCAACAAGAGCGCGCTTATAAGGCCCGATCTGTTCGCAGCGATACTTAGTGGAGTTAAGATCAAAGTCACAATCCATTGTAATCTTAGCAACCGTGTAGTTTCTGAGTAGATCATCGTCCTGCTTCATGCCGTATCCTGCAAGATCAGAAGTCGTAATGTAGTCGCCGTTCTCAAAGTTACCGCTAGCATCGATCACCCAAACAGCTCCTTCACCGAGTGAGTTTACGATGACGCGTTCATCACCATCATCCTTGTTAAGGACTGTGCCAAAGCAGCCGACCTGGTGTTTTCTGCCATTTTCACCTACGTCTTCAGAGTCAGAGACAACGCCGAAGGCACGTTTATCGTTTGCTTTAGAAGAAAGCTCGATAACTGGAACAGCGTCGTTGATAGTAAACTCTGCTGTATCTCCTAGTGGTGCGTGATCACCCGAGGCGACGACGATCATTCCTACTTTGTCTTTGAAAGAAGCAGCAAGTCCAGAAGCAGGCTTGGAACGGTGCTGCNCTGTGAAAGTAAGTTGCTCAACATCACCTGTTGTTGAGATGTAGGCATATCCGTCACCGCTATTAGAAGACCACTGCATTGAATTGTTACCGGCAGCATCTCTATAATAGTGCTTAAAGATAAAGTCTGAAGATGCTACACCTGGTGCATCTCCTACATACAGGGACCAGCCGTCATTGAAGCTGTTTTCAATTAAGACTCCGTGTCCTTCGTAACTACCCTTTTGTGTGATATACATCGCTATTATTGGTCCCAGCTGGAATATCTCCAACCCAGTTAATGTGGGCCTTTTCTGCGATTATGTTGTCTTGAACTTTTAAGTCATTTGTCACCATTCCGTTAACTGAAATGTTGTTTTCTGCTGTAAAATTATTTCCTACTGATAGATTCCAGTTGGCTCTTACTGAGTTGTGAAAATCAACATCACTTGCAAAATGAGAGGATCCTGTAACAAATAGCCCTTGACGGAATCTAGATTTTACACGTGATTCAAAAAACCCTTTATCGTCAGTGTCTTGAAAAATAAGAAATCTATTAGTACCAAGATGTGTGCCGTGTACGTCAGATTGATTGGCGCCGGCTTCAGGATATGCACCCTCAATAAAACCGTCATCTATAAAACCTGGATCGTCGTCTACATAGTTAGTATAGCCCTCATGCAAATCAACCCAATTCTCAGGAGAGTTGCCAGACATATGAAAAACAGCGGTCCTGTTTGAAATTGCGCCTATAGGTCCGACCCAGCCGGTACTGTCAATTAAGTTAGTCGATTTCGTACCGTTGCCCCAGTCAATAGTGTTTCTAATAACAGAGTCTTTGTGAAGATCAAAATTTATGTTTGTAAGTCGAAAGGGCGATGATTGAGTTATTCGCTCGGAGCTAGCCATGTGAAAAGAAGAGCTTGGTCCGACAATAATGTGTGAATACTTAGGAAAGTAAAAGTTGGACATACTCAGAACCGAACTTCCAGTTAGTATATCGGGAGTTATTTACAAAGTCATGCTGAGACATGAAAAAAGCTTCCCCATCAGTGCTCTGCCAATTCTCTGGGTGTTTTAGCAAGCCATTTTCTTCAGTAGCTTGAGGTCCCATGTAAATCGTGCTTTCTTCAGCTAGCGCTATTGTGCCTGTCACTTCAAGCCTTGGGCCTCTGGGACCACCGCCTTCAGGCCCAAAAGTATACCACCTCTTTCCCCACTTGGTGCTGATAGAAGCGTCGTTTTCGTGGTTGCCGCCGAGGTCATCTACAGTATAATGTGAGAGGGGTGAATTATTTTTGTGCTCTGTCTGAAGGAAGTGGATAGTTTTCCTTCTCATGTGACGCCACTTGGTAGACTCATCTGCATTATCTGGCCAATAAAACTTAAAGCCATCGTTCCAGTCTACGGCAATATCATAAGTCAATCCAGTCGCGCCCCAATATTGGGTCTCAGGCATCAGAGGATTATTGTCATCTTGGCCATCCTTGTTTCTTGAGTACCCACCGATCTGGAGCTTGGGGAAGGTAAAATTAGCCGCGTCCAAAGAAGACGAGAAAACCATCTCTAAACCCATTGCAGAGTCAGGAGATGGAGCATAGCCATCATGATAATCCCACTGATAGATGCCGTCTGCCATATACGACCAATAACGAGGTTCATTCGTATCTGCCGAGACAATGATATCTGATTCTGTCTCGGAGATGACCCCGCCATTTGCACCATCTGCGCCTGCTGGACCTGCTGGACCCTGGAGACCTGCTGCACCGTCTGCACCGTCTGCACCTGCTGGGCCTGTTGGGCCCTGGGGACCTGTTGCACCGGCTGCACCTGCTGGGCCTGTTGGGCCTGCTGGTCCGACTCCGCCGCCACCTACAACTCGATTATTGACGCCGTCCTGCTGCACCACAGATGCAGCTTCTTCACGGCGGACCACACGAACAACGGCATCGGCAGCGCCAGTCGATTGAAGAAAGATTCTGGTGATGTCAGTCTCGTTAAAGTAAACTGTGACAATTCTTGATCCTGAAGCGCCTGTGAGCTCATCTAGTTGAGACCAGGTACCTGAGGCACTCATCTGCCAGATACGGACTGGAACCCGGGTGTAGATGAACATACCTGCGATATTGGCATCGTCTGCTACGCCGTCAGATGTTAAAGTAGGAGCTGCAAGACCAAGCGTTAGTCGATTAACTCCGGAAGAAAGTGTATTAGGCGTCATGTTTTAATCTCCAATTTATTACAAGCAACACATTCTAATTATTGCCACGCGGGAGAATAAAAATGAAAAATAATCGTAAACTAAATTTTCTCCTGGACCATCTCTTCGAGGCGTGCCAAGCCTTTATTAATAGTCTCCATGTCAGGACCATAAGAGAATCTCAAATAATTTTTAAATCTTGATCCAGCATTCTTCATTCTTTTCCCTGGATTGACATCAAAGAACTCTCCTGGGACAGCAATCACCTTCTTTTCTAAGCAAGCGTGAAAGAAATCCATACCAGTATTTAGGCCTTCAGGCAGTGCTGACACGTTTCCCCATAAGTAAAACGATCCTCCAGGTTCACAATCAAATGTTACTCCAATTTTTCTAAGCCCGTCCATCATTACTTGACGTTTTTGTCTAAATTCTTTTTGAATAGATTCTGTCTCTTGTGTCACAGCTTCGGGACTAAGAAGAGGAACCGCTGCTCTTTGAATTGGGCGGGGGGCGCCTCCGTCTAAGAAGCTACCGGCGCTATTAATAGATTTGATAACATCTTTAGGGCCGATGACCCAGCCAATTCTCCAGCCAGGATATCTTTGATTTTTTCCTAAGCCGTTAACTATCAACACGTTGTCTTTGTTGACGTCATTGATATATCCACAGCAGCTTAGTGTTTCTCCTGACGGGACTCCTTCCCAAACATAAGAGCTGTAGAACTCATCCATAATCAGGCAGCAACCTGTCTCTCTTCCCACTTTAACCCAAGATCTTAGATGCCTTCCTGAGATTGTTTTTCCAGTTGGGTTACATGGGTTTGATACAAGTACTGCTCCGAGACCTCTGCCCTGGATTTCACGCTGGAGGTCTTAGGGGCGAAAAAGTATACCCATTGTCCGGGTCCAGCATGATTGGAATAGTATTGAACCCTTTGAACGTAGAAAGAAGCTCTTCATATGCTGTGTAATCGGGAAGAAAATGCCCGAGATTAATATTGTCTAGTGCTGCAACTGTTCTTGTAAGGATGGTTCGGCCTCCGCCGGCGATGGAGACATTCTCTGCTGTGTACTTTAGATTTTCTTATTTTTTCTATAGAGTTCGTTGTACATGTTGGCAATGGTTTCTCGCAACTCAAGAAGGCCGCCAACGGGCGCGTATTCATGATCGCCCTCATCGATATTAATATGAGAAACTCTCTCAAGGCCGCCGGCCAAATATCCTGTCTCAGGTTGACCTTGGCCGAAATTACACCAATCAGGATGGCCTCTATAGAAGCCTAGTTTCATTGCTGCCGAGGTGGTGAATATTACACCAGTCTTGGGGACTTTTCGAAAAATAGAATCAGACATAGACGAACTCCTTTAAGGGTACATCTATTAACTATTCGATATCGATTTCTACATTAACAGAAATTTTCATTTCGGGAAGACCGACATGATCAACCAGGCCAGATTCTAGACATTCATCTGCCTCAAGAAACCAGTCTGCTCGGCCACGCTTATGAATTTCTTTAAGAAAATAGTCTGGGCGCTTTCCGCAGTTAGAAGACATAAGACGCATTATTTTATTGTTCAATCGATCTGATTCGTTTACATCTGCTTTGAGCTCTTCAACTTTTTGTCGACTGCTCATCGAGCTAACGTCATGGATCATGATTGTTGCATTAGGGGCTGCATAACGGTAACCCTTCGTACCGCAGGAAAGCAGAACGGCGCCGCATGACATGGCTTTTCCCTCTGCAATGGTCATAATAGGAAGTGATGCGCTATCTATAGTATCAATCATATTCAAGAGAGAATAAACTGCCCCGCCGTAAGAAGCGATCACAACTGGAATAATGGGCTGGCCGGTGTTATGGGCTGCGTTTACTTCATCCCGGAACTTCCTTGCTGCATCCTCGTCAAACTTATTTACTGTGATAGTAATTGGATTGTACCTAAGTTTTACTTCGCTGATCTTACTGTCTACATGAATTGTCTTACGCATAATGTTGCTCCTCCTTTATAACTATCCACATTTCCCGATTCCGCAGGATTTACATGTTACACAACCCTCTTGATAAACAAGGGAGTCTTCTGCTCCACAATCTTCACATACTTTGTTACCGGATGCTGTCCCATCTTTAATATAATTCTTAAGAACTCGAGCAATTACTCGGGAAAAAGAAGAGAAATCAGTATCTCTATCTTTGTGAAGCTGCTCAACCATAAAAGAAACGGGAGCGCCGTGCCTCAAGGCAAGAGAAATAGTTCTAGTAAATGCTGAGTAGTTGGGATTATCGAAGACTTCGACGACATCTTTGATACAGAACTCATCTGTCTTATGCCCAAATCGAAGATCGTAAATAGAGTTTCGAGTCTTTCTTGTCCTTTTTGTCAAGCTGCCCGCTCTATAATATCGGGGGATCTCAATTTTATTTGCCAGCCCACCGAATACTTCGTAAGGTTTTCCGTCCATAAGCCCGACAAGAATTGTCCATTTTTCACCTTTGATCGATGCGTGGTGGATATCGCACTTTAATAAATCTTCTCTTTTCGGTGCAGGTGTCTCCTTGAAATTGGCAGATTCTTTTCCAGCGCTATCTGTAGAAACCAGGACTCCTGTTCGACATCCGTCTCGATAAACAGTCACGCCCTTGAGCCCTTGCTTCCACCCTCTCCAATATACTTTCTTTACATCTTCAACAGACACAGCATTGGGAAGATTTATAGTCTTGCTTATAGCATGACATACCCATCTTTGAGCAGCAGCCTGCAAATCTACAGCTGATTCCCACACAATCTCATTTGCCGTGGCATCTTTATATGGGCTTTCTTCAATTTCTACCTTGCCTGACGTGTTCATCCACTGCTTGAACCCATGATGATACACATCGAATTCTTGCCATTGATCTCCAAGATCATCAACAAAGTCTGCTTTTGCATCTGGATCATTTAAGTTGATCTTCTTTCGACGAGTATACTTTAGCATAAAAGCGGGCTCAATTCCAGAAGTTGTCTGTGTTAACGTAGAAACGCTTCCGCAGGGAGCTGTTGTAGTTAATGCAATATTTCTTCTACCGTGGTCTCTGTGTAATTCTCGTAATTCAGGGGCAGCTTCAAAAAGACGCTCGATAAAAGGATGGCCCTGCTCTTTATCAAAATCATAGACAGGAAATGAACCTCGCTCAGTTGCCATTTGACATGAAGACTCATATGCCCCGATTGCCATCGTTCTATAAATGTCTTCAGTTGCAACAATAGATCGCTTAGATCCGTACGTATGCCCCAGCATGGCAAGGGTGTCACCAATTCCTGTAACTCCCAGTCCTGTTCGGCGGCCGCTGAGAGCTACTTCCTTAATCTTCTCCCAAAGCTCCAGTTCTGTCCTTCTAACAGATANGTCTTCGGGATCGGATTTTATCTTTGAAATAATCTTGTCTACGCATTCAATTTCAAGATCAACAAGGTCGTCCATCAGCCTCTGTGCCTGAACAGTTGTGCTCTTAAATAGCTCAAAGTCAAATTCAGCATTTTCCTGGAAAGGATTCTTAACAAAAGACGTAGTGTTCAAAAGAAGAAGCCGGCAGGAATCATATGCTGACAGTGTAATTTCACTGCAAGGATTTGTGCTAATTGTATTAAATCCATTATCTTTATAGATTTGGGCTGGCGTGAGATTAAGAACATTGTCCCAAAACAATAGGCCCGGCTCAGCAGATCTATGAGCTGACTCTATTATTTGTTCCCATATTTCTTTAGCAGAAGCACTCTGCGTGAAAACCCGGTCATTGCCAGATGAATCTACTGGAAATCTTAACTCATAACTCTCGTCATTTTCCACTGCGTTCATGAACTCATCAGTGAGCCTAATAGAAATATTAGCCCCTGTCACCTTTGTTAAGTCGCGCTTAATATTGATGAATGTCTCGATATCTGGATGGTGAACCGAGATCGTCAGCATTAGCGCACCTCTACGCCCTCCTTGGGCAACTTCTCGGCAGGAGTTGGAGAATCTTTCCATAAAGACCCCGATTCCGTCAGTGGTCTTTGCAGCGTTCGATGTATTCATTCCCTTTGGTCGAATAGTTGATATATCAAATCCCACGCCACCGCGGCGTTTCATAACCTGTACTTGCTCTTGATCAGCCTTAAGAATTCCCCCATAAGAGTCTGTCGGAGAGTCAACTACAAAACAGTTTGACAATGACTGGACTTGATATTCGTTACCAATTCCTGACATGGGCGATCCTTGCGGAACAACATACTTGAAGTCTTTTAAGAGGTCATAAATTGTCTCTTCATCCATCGGGTTAGGATATTTTCCTTCAATTCTAGCAAACTCTTTAGCAAGTCTTCTATGCATTTGATCAGGAGTCGTCTCTAAGAAGTTTCCTTCCTTGTCTTGTAGTGCATATTTGGTCGCGAAAACGGACGCGGCTAACTCATCTCCCTTAAAATACTCAACTGACTTCTCAAAAACCTCGCTATACGTTGTCATTTTTTTCCTTTGATTCTTAATATAAGATTCTATTTCTTTTCGCCTTCATTGTTTTCTCTTTTGCTAACTTGTTTCCATTTTTGTTGCAAAACCTTTTTTATGTCATTCTCATTTTTACCCTGGGCTTCTGCCAGGGTCATTTCTTCTGTGTTCTCAATTACTGCAAACCTTGACATTGCCGTATTTAATTTTACTGGGAACACAATCCCATCTCGACCAGCACGATTTTTGGCGACGTAAAGTCGGCCCATTCCACTGGATTTCTCTACGGGTTTTCGGGAAATAGAGATGACAACATCAGCCACTTGGGCTTTGCCATAAGACTCAGCCATGTTCTCAAGGCCAACAATATCTGAAGATGCACTTTCTCTATTACTTTGTGAGGCTGTCCAGATTGGCAAGTTCTTTTCCATCGCCAAGTTTCGGAGATCTTCATAAACTTTCTTAAGCTCATGACGCATAGACTCATACTGTCGCGATGACCTCATGATATCGGCATAGTCGATAACAAGAAGATCAGGAATAAACCCTTTGAGGGACAGCTTCTCGATGTGAGATCGAAGTGTTTGAACTGTTGCAGTTCCTGTAGGATACTCTTTGATCATGAGCCGACCAAGGCCCTCCATCTTCTCGTATGCCTCTTTTACCTCGTCGCTTCTTTCAGGAACCTCGTTAGATGGAATCATGCAGAGGTTAGAATCGTACCGGAGACCAGTGGAGTTTTCAGTAAGCTCAAACGTGTAATGAACAACGTTTTTCCCTCGGCTTATGGCAGCGGCGCCGAGGTTGACTAGCATGTGTGATTTTCCTACACCAGTAGGTGCAGTTATAACTCCGATTTCACCGCGCCCTAACCCCCCGTTCAAGATTCCTTTTTGATCTAAGACATCAATTCCAGTCGGGACTGGATGGCGACTAATGGTTATAAATCGAGCGTCCATATCCTCAAAAAGATCATGACCAATAGACGGCGTAGTACCTACAGACAGAGCATGCCTCATAAGATCCATAACTGAGTCAAACTTATCAGTCTGGATTAGATCTACAGCTTGTTCTAGAGCACCTTTAAATGCTTGCTTTCGGCAGAAATCTAAAGCTTTGTCCTTAACATACTCAAGATCACCCATGTCTGGGTTGTGTCGAATACGCTGTAAGTAATCAATAATCTGATCTCGAAGAACAGTGTCATTACCTGCTTTAAGATCATCCCTAATTATCGAAACTAATAACTGGAGTGTGGGGAAGTCTTTGTATTTTCCATGATATTTAAAGTATCTGTCAGCTAAAAACTTAAGATATTTCAAATCAAAGAAATCAACATTAATGACTTCTGACATCTGCTCAGCCCAGAGGCGATCAGTTAGCAACCCTTGAACGATCTTCTCTTGGAATGCTTTTCCATAGCTTCCAAAAGAGGCGCCCGATTCTTCGTAAGACACGTATCTTACCCCTTATCATTTCACATAGATCATGCTTAACATGAGAGCTTCAACGTCCAAGCTTTGAACTCCGACCTTGATCAACCCTCTCATCAAACTTATCTTATTTCTCCGGGGCTCAAATGTATCTATTACATGATTAATTTGAGTCATCTGTGCCGCAGATAAATTATTCGTATTTAAATATATTAATCGCCAGTTTCTTTTCACGATATCAAAGTTGTCTGCTATCTCTCGGTACAGCTTAATCTTTTCATCTCTCTTCCCAGAAGCAGCTTCAAAAATCTCACTTAAATTACACTCTTTTTCACTTGTAAGATCCGGAAAGCGTTTGGCGACGCTCTTAAAGCCAGCGCCTTTTATGCCTTTAATATTGTCTGAACTATCTCCAACAAGACATTTAGCAAGACAGTAATTAACAGCAGACACTCCTGTGAGATCTAAAACATCATCAGCAGATACAATCTCTTTTTTTCCAAGCCTGTAAATCTGTGTATTCTCATTCAAGAGCTGGTAATAATCCTGATCTGAAGAGATTATTATCTTCTTATCATCTTTTAGCGTGTACTGACACAGATAACCTATCACATCATCGCATTCGCAATCATTTACATATACTTGGCATATAGGTAAATCCTTAAGCATAGAGATCAAAGTAGCGATCTGGAAGTTTTTATTTTTCTCGCTATCTGGGATATCGTCTTCATAGAAGCGATTCATCCTCTTTGGTTTTTTACCTTTTTTATAACCTGGGTAGATAGCTCTTCGACGCGAAGAGCCACCGCCTTCCCAAACAGCAATAATCTTACCCGGAGAAAATTTATTACATACACCACGCAGAGTTTTGAGAAATCCTACGACTCCTCCAACATGAAATCCTTGCGCAGACATTTTTGGGTTAGCCGCATAACACCTAATAAAGATGTTCATGCAGTCAAGCACCAAAGTTGGATTATTCATCTTACTTTCCGGACGACCCGAATCCCTTGGTTCCTCGATCTGTTGTATGTATTACATCGGATTCCACGAACTTCGTCCCGCTAGATAAAGCTCGGGCATGAACAGGATAAAGTACAATTTGAGCAACTCTATCCCCAGGCTCATACCAGAAATCCTCTTTTCCACCATTGTAAAGAAGTGCGCAAATCTCACCTCGATAATATGGATCGATAATTCCGCCGACTGGAAAAACAGATTTCTTAAGGGCAAGACCTGATCGTCCCTCGATCTTTATCAACACGCGTTTGTAAGGGTCTGTCTCGATAGGCGTTCCCGCTAAGGTCAATCCTGTATGAATCATTCCAGTAGTTCCTGCGGTAATTACTCCTGACTCAATTGCGAAAAGATCCCAACCTACATCACCTTTTTCCTGGACGGGAAGCTTTGCATCTGGGTGGGTTTTCTTTACTTTTACTATACAGGTCACTTAAGGTCAGCCTCAGCTAAATCCATTGCCACAGCTCGAACTTCTTCATAAGAGTCAGAATCAAAATCAGCATTTCCCTGGAATTGCTTGACAAGAAGTTCTTCGAGCATCACCTCAATATGGGGCGCAAACTCGGGATTCTTTAGCACATCTTCCATGCCACTTTTAGTAAACTTCTTTTCTACTTCTACTTCGCCGGTCTTGGCATTAGAAACTGTAAGGGTCTTCCAAGCACCTGCACCTTCCACAGAATATGTCTTTCCTCCGGCAGTGACATCGCCTGAAGACCTTAAGAGATCAGTTATCTGCTCATGTTCTTTCACACCTACACCAAAATGAATCTCAAATTGGCAAGAGCGGAAAGGAGGGGCGACTTTATTCTTAATAGTCTTGGCTGAGACATTGATCCCTACGACATCACCATCTTTGTTCTTGATGGGTGAGCCAGCACCTAACTTAATTCGGGTGGAAGAGTGAAAAGGAATTGCCATGCCGCCCGGTGTGGTTGTAGGATCGCCATACATTACACCGATCTTCGTTCTCGTTTGATTAAGCGCGATGAACAAAGTATTAGTATTACCGATCACTTGTGTGATCTTACGCATTCCTCTAGAAATAGATCTTGCTTGTAAGCCGATAGTGTCTTTGTCGTAATCGCCGGTCAGCTCCGCTTTTGGCGAGGAGGCAGCAACTGAGTCCCAAATAATTGTAATTGGAACATCTTTGTTTAAACCACGGGCCTTCATGATAGTAGACTCAGCAACTTCAAACACTTCTTCTGTGCAAGCAGTCTCGATAAAAACAAATCGCTTAGATACATCAACACCTAGCAACCCAAGGTTCTCAACTGATGTCCCGTTCTCAGTATCGATATACACCACGATTCCTCCCATCGCTTGTGTACTACGAGCGATCTGGAGGGCGATGTGAGATTTACCAATAGATGGAGGACCAAAGATCTCTACGATTCGTCCGCAAGGTAGACCTCCGCCTTTTCGATTGGCGGCGATATAATCAAGCTGACGAATTCCTGTAGAGACCCAGGCCTTCACATGTGTAGGAGACTCATCAACACTGAGATTATAGGCTATTCGACTTCCGTGATCCTTGTTTAGAGACTTAATTAGATCTGAAGTGAAATCATCAGTCCCGGGACCCTTTTTAGGCGTCTTATTCCTAGCCATTATTACCTCAGTCGTTTAGAAGATCAGCAAAAGCGTCATCAAGAGAAGTGTATTGCTTGCCATCACTCGTATTAGATGAAGCAGTAGTACTCGTAGTAGTCGTTGCGTTGGTCGTAGTAGTACCAGTAGTGGTCTTCTCGGTTCCCTCGACTGAAGACTCACCGTTGAGCCAGTCATTCACCTTCTTCTCGATCTCCTCATAGGATTCAAGCGTGTAAAGTTCTTCCAAGTTGGGCAAGTTATCAAGCAAAGTCTTTGCCTGTTCATCATTATCAGTCAGGCTAGTCTGCTTACCGCGAGGCATAACTGTAGTAGTGGCCCAATTTTGTCCGGCTTGCTTAGAGATGGTTACCTTAACATCACGACCCTCAAAAGGATCGGTGATGTCACCATAATCTGGATCAAGCATGATAGAAAGCAGATCTTGGTATACACGCTTACCAAAGGACCAAAGCTGGGTTCCCTTATCTTCCTCACCTCGAACAACGACGGGAGCATAAGCTCTCATCTTGGGGTACAGGCGCTTGCACAGCTCAGCCGACTCAGGGGTTCCGTCGTCACGAAGCTTGTTGATCAGCTCTTGAATAGGATCAGGCTTACCGAACTGCTTGGGAGCAAGAATACCTCGGTTCTCACCAATATTATAATAGAACCAACGCTCCTTGAACGGCTGGCCATCGCTGTCCTTCCACGGCACCAAGCGGACAGTATATTCGCCCTCATCTGGGCGCCAAAAAACAGAACTCTTCCGAGGGCCGTTGCCCGAAAGTTGTGCAACCTTACGTCGGATTGCGTCAAAATCAAGTGCCATCTTATATCTCCTTAGTTGGCAGTTTGGATGTGTTTAATTTACACTAACTGCAGGAGATGTTCAAGCTCTATCGAGTATTTTTTACTTTTTTTCGTCGGGAAAGGATTCGGGCGTTGAGCTTAATCGGGCCGCCACCGAACATTCGAGAAGAGAAGTCACCGCGGGATTTCAATGTGGAGGGCTCATTGGAAGCGCCTAATGGCAAGGAAAATCCAGCAACTGCGCCGGCGCCGGAGAACTCATCCATATCCTCATTATCTTCTTCTATCTCGTCCTCATCCATGAGCTCAACTGAGTATGCAGCGACATCGGCGGGCATTTTTCTCTTACGGGCTTCAGTCAGCTCCTGTTGAATCATCTCTCGAATTAGCTCACGTAGGGTTTGCTCTTCCATGCTTGGCTCCTTAGTCTCATGTATTCCAGCAGCTCCGATCATTCCTTTGCCGCCGCCTTTTTTAATGTATACACGTTTCATGTCCGACTGGTAGTTACCAGCTTTTCCTGGTGGGCCATCTTGATCCCTAAATTCCTCGATATCCTCATCTGTGTAGTAAGCTAAGCTTCCGTCACCCATGCGGCCCATGATTGAGGCTGTGTATTGGCCGGACTGTCCGGATCGGGGCCAATCCTGGGGAAGGTTTCCAAGTCGGTGAGCATCGGGAGGTGCGATTTTTGCAGACATAGGGCCAGCCCCGGTCTGTGCGATCCCAGATGGTCGGTCAGTGGCGCGCTTAACATACTTGGGTGTGAAACGTTTCTTCATAGCGGTTATAAATATACATCAACGAGAGAAAGAGCTGTTTAAGACTCTCTTGCGGCAGCCATGACCAGCTTGTTAGCAGAGGAAATCACCAGCGCAAGTGTTGGTTCCTTCATAGAGTAAAGTCGTGTGTCGTCGGTAAGTCCATCGGCCAGCAAGATCGCAAGCCACTCCTCTTGAGTTAGGTCGATGCCAAACTTTTGAAGAAGGTAAAGGGATCGATGGGTCGCTCTCATATGACGTAATTCTGGATTAAACTTATAGTTCTCCCCGAGATTGTTTCGACGCCAGTCATTATCTTGAGGCAAGTAGAGGTCTTTTTCTTCGTCACCGACTTTTCCGATAAGGCAAAACAGAGAGCACAGGATGATGGACTCCCTCGGGAGTTTAGCATCGTGTGCTTTTACCAACTTGTAAGAAGCATCAAGAATCTTCAAGGCATGATCCAGCAAACCGCCGGGAAAAGAATTAAAATACTCATTTCGCTCTGAAGATGGGCAGGTAACTAGCCGCTCTTCAATATGACTAAGAAGCTCCGCTGCAGCTTTTGATCTATGCCCCAGCTTTTCGCAAAGAGATCTAAACATCTCATAATCGTGTTGCATTTTCTCAATATTCATTTCAATAGTCAATTTACAAGTTCCTTCTTAATGTAAAAATGTGCATCTAGGTTTTCGGCTTTGCTTCCGAGGCTACAAAGCTCATCTAAGAATCCTACTTCTTCCGGTGGGCAATCTATAATCAAAGCGTCATGCAGAATAAAAATAGGTCGCATCTGCTTCTCTTCTTCATAGATCTTATCTATCATTTTCGTAAATCCTTGCAAAGCAACATCAACAGCTGTAGACTGGATAAGATTGTTATAAAGAACATGCTCGGAATCGCTCCTGACCCTTATGTTCCGACCGTAATAATTTTGAATAAAACCAGTCTCTGCCTGCTTTGATAATTCTTCACGAATAATCTGGGCACCGAAGAACTTATCTAGCTTGTTCATTGTCTCTCTCGGGTCTAGATAAGTTCCAGACAGAATATTTTTTACTCTTTTCTGCCCCATTCCATAAAGAAGAGCGATAGTCAATAGCTTTGCAGACTCTCTACCTACCTGATCATCAAGTATGTTTTCGGCAACGAAATTGTAGATATCCTTCGGAGGATTTTGTCCGATCATCGACAGGGCGACACGAGGCTCTAGGCTCGTATAGTCAAGTTGAATTATTCTTCCCTTTGGGAATCTAGACTTCAATATAGACCTGTGTTCTTTCTTGAGAGTAAGAATTTGTGGACCTTTTCGTACAGTTAATCGGCCTGTATTAGTAGATGTAAATCCGTATGTGGATCGTTTGGCATATCCTGCCTCTGGAGTAAAGCTCTGGATAACGTTCTTGTTCATCGTCTTTGAATCCATCATCAACCGCTTGTACTCGTTCTCGTCAATCTTAGCTGGTGATAACCTCTGGGTTGATCTCTGTGCTTTAATCAAGTAGTTTTGATAGTATACATACTGGTCGCTAGTAGAAAGTGATCTGGAGTCATCTACGATCCTCTGGACGAACTCCTTAAAGATTTTCCCTGGGACAACAAGATGCCACGGAATATTATCCTCCACTTGGAGGTATCTCATCATGTCAACGAACTTCTTTCCTGGAGTAAGAACCAGCTCTTTTCCGAGTAAGTTGGTAATGGTTGTAAAAGTGTCATACTCTGAAAAACCTACAGGGAAAGATCCTCCAGAAACTTTAGAAGTCCACTCAATTGACCCATCGGGTTTTGACAATAAGTGTAAGCTAGTCCCAAGTACTTTTTTGCTGATGCATACGTTCATGAAGCATTATATTGTATTCATATCAAGTTTACATTGAAGAAAAATTATAAGCTAGATTAAACTTGGGTTGCCTAGGGTCGGTGGACCCTAGTCAGAACCTGGTGCTTCTTCAGTATTGTTATCAATGTATTCAATAGCGTTCTTGAGAAGACTATATAAGCTTCGATATTTTCCGTCGGCATTTCGTACTTTCACATCTATGTGAGTTTTAAACTCACCCGGGGTGATACTGTGACGCACGCTCTTCGCATAATAGATGTTGTCTATAGTAGTCCCTGTCTTAAAGTCAAAGAATAGCGCTGTGCTATATTTGAACATGGGACATCCCATAGTTGTCAAATTAAGCCCGGCAGGAGTGGTACGAATCGGAAGACCGTCACTGCCCAGACCATTTGCTGCGGTTTCTGGGTTTCGTCCTACTTGAGATAGAATTACATTCTTGTGATGTGGGTTTTGAATAGATCTAAAGTTAGCGCTGATTATTGCCGAAGCCTCTGTGCCGTAAACGACGTAAGGAAACTGACCTGCGATCTTCTTTTTAACAGTCTCGTAAGGGAGATCAACAATAAATTCTTTAACTTGAGAGTTTAACCCTTCTCGGAGGGGCTTCAGGCCTTTTGGATGTTCTTCAGCGAGCTCTTGAATCAACTTGTTGAGCATGAAGTACCGATAAGCATCGATCTGCTTCTCACCTTTAATGCTTTTCTCTTCCTTAGATTTTCCAGCAAGAACTTTCTCAATTTGTTTAATAGTTGTTAAATTTTCGATTGAGGCTTCGATTAGATTCTCGTAAGGCTCCTGCTTCCCAGCATGTGTGTCATACACGTGAATTCTTAGAATAGAATCTTGCTCTGCAGACTTTTTTGATTCACCTGGGCGTGGAATCCTGGGAACTGATTCAAGCTCGACAGCGATCTTTGGGAAATAGAAATCGCTCAACTTGTCGTTCATTGTGTCGATTCTTTTCTTTTGAATGTCATTTAATTTTTTAATATCAGATTGTCCTGACTCAGCTTCAACCAAAGATTGCCTTTTTCCATTTTCGATATTCTGATATATGTCAAGATCGTTCATCATTCCATACTGGGGAGATCCGATAAAGTTAACAAAATTTTGAACAACGAAGGCGATGAAGGTTTCGATTGGAATACTAGCGGTTCTATATGTGGTCATCACGTGCCTGATTCCCTCCATTAGGTCTTCCTTGTCCATTAGAAATTCAGCTGTAGTCAATTCATTCATGCTCATGGGGCCGCCGTGGCGAAGGGCAAACGGATAAAAGAACATTTGTACTTCTTGAAACTTTCCTGTCGCTGCTAATGGGCGACCAACAAAGACAGACAATGCTTTCCCCAAGCTGATGAATGGAACTTTGTCATATAAAATTTCTCCATCGGGGGATTGAGGCGGTTCATCATTTTCTCTAGACCCAGGATGGTGTGGCGCATTTCCTTCTTGCCGATCTTGTTTTTTAACAGGTGAAGAAAAGTAATCTTCATTAATTGACATCATGTTGCTTTGTCGAAGTGCTTCGTGCAAAAATGGGTCGGATCCAAAAGACGGCTTGAGGACTTGCTGTTCAAGGAAGTCAATTATTAGGTCGGACGATGAACTGAACTCTTCTTGCGCAGCCAGAAATTGAATTAAATTTGATTTCAATTCTTTGACTGTGGGTTCTACTTTTCCCTTGTTTTTCGTGCCCATCTTCTCAATCTTATCTAGAACTTCCTTGACTGCAGCAGGTGTAAAAGAGCTCAATGCTTTTCCAAGAGAGCCCTTTTCAACATACTCAGGAGCAATTTCTTTCCCCAAACCTTCGGTTCTCAACAAGGACAATACAGCACTTTCAATTTTCATCATATTCGTACCTAGATCAGATATATACTCATTACCGTCAAATGGTCATGGTTTCTGCTGCTTTATTTCCGAGCCCTGCCAAATGGAGAGAAATATCTACTTGCCCATCTTGTCTAAAATTAAAACTACTATTATAAAGAGACCACTTTCCTTTCTGCCTTAGACTGTTCAAGAAATCACCGTAAGGATTTTTGTTTCCTGCTAAATTCCCGTCTGGATGAGACCAACCGTATTCAATATAGATCTTGTTGGAACTAAAATTATCTGGGCGGACTAAATGGGCAATCTCATGCATCCTAGATCTGTCATGCAAAACTATGCCTAAAGTTGCCATCGTTTTTTGATAAAAGCCACCTGCTACAGGGTTTAGGTTCACATCAAAACTTTTTATCGACATAAATGGTCGAAAAGGATCTAAGACAGGCTCAATCCTAAGCTTTCCTGCCTCAGTTGAAACTGGAGCGAACGTCTGGGGTGATGTAAACATCTCCATGCCGAACGTATATCGACTGTTGTCTTGTTCGCTGTTTTCACCCAATCCAGTCGGGACATTATCAGCCAATGCTGCGTCTCCCGAACCTGGAATTGGAGGCTTCCCGCCTTCAGTAACACTGTGAAGGCTCAATCCATATCGGCGGCCTTTGCTATCTTTCTTGTCAGTCTTTACTTCAAAAACAACATCTAAAAACGGAACACATCTTGAAAATTCGTGTGTAGGAATAGAATTCATGAATAATTCAATAACATCTGTGTTTTTACTTGTTGGAGTAAAATTTCCATTTACGACATTGATTAAGCTTAACTTGGGAAGATCATCTTTTGAAGCATCGCGGTGCCACTGACCTTTAACTGATATTTCATTATTGGATTTGTGGACAACTCTAGAGTCAGTTGAAGTCCGTCTATCTCCAAGTTCAATCTCTGTTGTCGGCAATCCATGTGGCTCTGTTATTACAATTCGAGGAGCAACCATACGCATTTCAAATTCGTGGTTTGGCTCAGTAGCGATACCTGGGACACGCGGGCCGTCTTTTAATTTATTCGCACTCTCAGTATAAAACTCAAAATTATTTCTAACAAAATCGGATTCGAATTTACCACCCTTTTGCTTTATCTGGTCGATTATGTGATCTATGCCATGCGCGCCATCAATGTCATATCCAAGCAGATCTTCCATCGCAGCAAGATCTTGTTCATTTTTTGCAGAGTCAGTGAGAGCAGAAGTCTTCATTCCAGATGGATTGATACTACCGTTAGCGATGATGCCTCCGTATCCTGTCACATTCTTCAGTTGTGCTGCAGCCTCTTTCATCTTTCGATAATTTAGCCCTCCAACCACAGGAAATTTAATACCACTCATGACACCAGATCTCCGATCTCGCTAAGATCAGTAGGAATTCTCAAGAATGTTCCAGGAGGAACCTGCAAGGCCCAGCCAATATCACTAGCAGCAGCAATGACCCACCACAGGGATGCATCGCCATAAACTTCTCCTGCGAGAACGTCTAGCCTCTGAGCTTCTGCCAAATTTTGGACAGTAAACGAAATATTTCCCTGGCGAATATTCTGACGTATGGCATTTACCGCTGCGGATGTCCCAAAGGCTTTGCCACCTAAAACTGTACCGTCTCTAACATATCTTCTGATTGTCATCGATCTACCTCACTGCCTTGCCAAGAAGCCTCATTGCGGCGAGAGATGTTTCGTCCCACTCGTCTTGTTCTTGTCTTAGGCCAAGCTCTCTTGTCTCGTCTACGTAATCTGCATCGAGAAGATAGCGCGCACCTGAGGCGCGTGCGTCATGCTTCTTTGCTATTTGACTTGCTTCGTCAATTCTTCTTTGGTCACCTGCGAGAATATTTGAAGATTCTGCAACAGGATAATTGATTGCTCTTGTGTATCCATCGTGGTCCAACCCTGGAGCAATATCGTGGACTGGTGAAAACGTCATCTGGATCTCGAACGTCTTTGGGGCTCGGGCATCTAAATCTGTCTCCCAGACAGAATTATCTTTAATCCATCCCATTTGCATGTTTGTGATAAAGCCAGCTAATCCTTTGCCTCCGACTTCTTCAAAAGATCTAACGACTGCATTGTTTTCTGGTCTCAAGAAATTGGTAGCTCTTCTAAAGTAGTCTACGCCCACACCGGCAGCAAAAGTTCCGTTACCTGGAATATTTGCAGAAACGGCGCCCGTTGTTCCCTTTAATCCAAGAAGGGCAGCTTTTGCAAGAACAAGCCCGGATGCAAAAACTTGCATATCCCCATGATCAAGCAGATAAACATTTCCAATTGTTCCTGCAAGCGGCGTAAAAATACTAGCATCAGCAAAGAGTGCTACTTTGTATTTGACAACATCATCTGTGTCTGTCATTTTTCCTAGCACTCTCGCATAGACATCTCGATAAGGCAAGTGAAACTCATCTGACTGATCTGCTCCTGCAAAATTAGCGACTGAAGAAAACTGATCTTCTTCGGGTGCTTTTTTAAGAGAGCGGACCTCTGGGTATGGAATTCGAACAACATCTCCAAATGTCAATCCAGTAAGAGAAATTTGAGCTGCACTAGTAGGTCTTGTTCGTGCTCTTGTTACAACGAGCTTGAGCGCGTCGACAAAATTTGCGGCGCCCCGGAGTATTTCTGGAGCCATTATAGCTTTATTTAAGCTGATCAAACTCTCAAGAAGCTGCTCAGTTGCTGTAACTTCACCATTAACAAAAGGTATTGGAACTTCCTGTGTAGCTAAGAATTGAGTGGCAAGCTTTATATTTCCTGGATTGTAATTTACAGTTCCGGCACCAAAGAGGCGACCAAGATTAAACCTACTATAATTAGATCTAATCACATCACCTACTCTTAGACGAATCATAGGGGACGCAGACATCACTTGCGAGAAAGGCATCGTAATCTTCGTTTTCCCATCAGCTGACTTGGTTGTTCTTCCCTTGGAATACTGGGGATATAGAAGAGTGATCATCTTATTGAACTTCATCCACATCTCATTAAAGTCTTCTCTGGAAGTTGCTGCGAGAACAAACCTCAAGTTGATTTGCCGACTTGTGTTTTGATAAATCCTAACGGGATCAGCTCTTCCCATCATCGAGGAATCTTGATACCTTGGTGAGTAGGTTTCGTCTAGCTGTGATAGAAACGCGTGAAAAGAAACAATCTCATTAGTTCGAAGATCTTGGAAGTAAAAAGGTACATATTCAGCATCAAGCCTGCGCTCGTGCCTTACTACATCCTCTTTGGAAATCTTTTTAGGCTTTACAATCGTTGTTGAGTGCAAGTTTGAATGGGCTGTTGATATCAAACTGCTTTGCCCAGTATTTGTGTGTGCAAATTCCACAGAAGGAGGAAGTAAAAACAAAGAGGGAGTAGAGCTTCCTCTCCATGCAAGCCTGCGATCGTTAGGAGATGGCATGTCTTTCGAGTCACCGTAAACTACGTTAGAAGAGTCTCTCTTGCTCTTATGAGATGCCGCTGATGCCAGATCTAAAAATCCTGCTAGGCTTCCTCGTATCCTGTTTATGTCGTATATTCCCTTTTCTTGATCTAGCGCGATATCCCCGATAGCAGAGAAAACATTAATTGCTGAGATTACTTTAGAGTTGCTCAGAACTTTCAATAGATTATTGGTTCCTTGTGTGTCTGGGGCGGAACCCATGGGTGCATCATCCCTAAACTTTTCTGCCACATCAATAACATCTCTCATGATGGATCGAGCGAAAACAGTATAAAAACCAGGATTTTCTCTGATGTTTATTTTCGCATCTGACGTTTCCACCTTTTTGCCTGAAAGGGATACACCGCAAAATATTTCAACGCCTCTGCTTATAGCATCATTAAAACTGTTCCTTGTAGGTTTAATTCCCTGCGGGCGTACTCCTGCTGAATTTACAATTTTATCATTTACGATAGCAACTGTTGCAGATATTAGCGTCAAAGCTGTGAAAACTTCAAGTCGATCGTCCATGCCATCAAACTTACTGCTAGGGGAGTTCATTTGACCGTAAGAAGTCTCACTTCCTGTTTCGTTAAAAGCCCCGTAAGATCCTTTTGCTGATTTGCGATTTTGAGCAACAACATTCTTAGCTGACATATTGAGTGAAGGTGTTTTGACAAAATCGTCTGTAACATTATCGTTTGCTGTGTTCCCTGGGCCGGTCTTGTTGACTGCATTTTCTATTAATTTAACTGCAATGCTTTTCATCTCCTCTAGCGTTAAAGCCGGAGAAGATTTATCATTGACACCTAGGGTTTCTTGCAAAACTGCAAAATCTTGATCGAAGTTTTCATCTAGACTATTGTCCTGGCTGATTCTGTTTCCATCGAAAACATTTGGCTCATTATCGTCCCCAATCACAGAGAATCGATTTTGAGATAGCACACTGCCCTGGATCGTATTGGATAGTATATCATTTGAACTACCTGGCCCACCTTGAGCAGGAGTATTATCTGCTTCAAAATACCTGGCATGAGGAATAGTTGATTGACCTTCTGTATTTTGATCCAGCTCTTCATACGCGGATTTAAGATCTGTGTCTCCTCCAGGCTGATCTGTAGTTCTCCGACCTGGGAGACCTTTCTTTAAAAGCATTCCAAGGCGTATAGGCGCAGTAGACGGAAAATCTAAAGCAGCAGGGCTTGAAAACTCATTTTCAGACCTAAGCGCTTGAGAATTATCCGGGTAGTATTTGTTTGTTTTGGTTGCCCTGTTAAAGAACCTGTTCCGTGCACCTACAACACTTACAGGCTCAGTACCTTCCTCCGGCTCCTGTCTTTGATATGGGATATCACTTCCCATGTCTGTTTCGGGTGTGACTAACGTATCATAGTCAAGCTCAGGTGATGGAAACGGGCGATTTAATAGTCCGCCGTTGCCGTCTTTATTGACAGGTATTATCACCTTTTTTGTATCGTTGTCATTAGACATCGCTGATATCCTCTATTCCTTGTTTGTGGCCGCAGGGGTCTCTTTGAGGGATCGATTGTTTTCCCTCGCGAGTCCTTCCACTAAGGCAGCAACATATTCCTCAACAGCGCTCTCTATTCTCTGCCTAGAATCAGGATCAGAGATAGAGTTGATGATAGTGCTATAAAGCTCATTATTCATAACTATCTTATAAGCTTCAGAGACATCTTTTTTATCAGAAGGATTGTTCGTCATTTCTTCTTATCCTCCGGGCTCAACGTTTTGATTTACTACAGGATTTTTTCCAGTTCCCATATTTTCTGCCACAGTTTGTCCGTTAAGGTTTTGTTTCAAAGTGTTGCGTGCTACAACCTCACCGTCTAGCTCAACAGTGATGTGCGTGTGGATTTCACGTCCGATATCAGACGTGAGACCCGCGGCGTTAACTCCTGTCCGGGTGGCAATGCGAGTCTGCGCCTGAACTGTTCTTTGCGCGGTCATCGCCGCACCTGAAACATCTGCACCTACTGTCCCTGCAACAGACCTGAATTGTTTACGTGCTGCAGCTTGGGCTTCAGTATCATTTCCGGCGACTAAAACATTCATTCCAGCTGCTGTTAGCTTACCTATAGAATTTGTAGCATCCTTGACTGTTTTAAATATTCCACCAAGCGCGGCTTTGCGATCTTTATTAATAGTCTCAATAGTTTTTTCTGTTACTCCAAGCAATTTTCCTTGAAATGTTTTTGATAAATTGGGCATGCCAGAGAATGCCAAGTTTGCTGCGTCCATCATTCCCACGATTCCTTTTGTTGCCAAGGACATCTGTTCTCTCGTCTCTCGATCAAGGAGGGCGTTTTGTGCTGTTGCTTTTTGGAGCTCTTTGGTTGTGGCCTTGTGGGTGGTCATTAGACCTGTGAGGCCTTCGAAATATTCTTGAGCTTGCGCAGGGACAGATAGGTTAAATTTATCGATAGCGTTGGAGAGGCCCTTAACGGCAGTCTCAGGAACAGCGTCGATCTTATCTCTTATCTCTTCGCCCCTTACTGCCTGGGGAGATAGTGCAGGAAATACTTCGGCAAGATCCATCCCGAGAGATGAAGCGATCATCTTTCGCTGTTTCCTGTTCATTTGGGTGATATCTTGACCTGCAGCTTGGAAAGCTTGACGGATCATGATCAGTTGCTTAGTCGGGTCTTCTTCCTGGAACATGTCGAAAGCATCGATATTAATACCCATTGTCTGCGCAAGTGTTGCCATAGACTCAGCTGCAGTATCAAAATCATCAAACTTATCAGCAAGGCCCGTTAATTTAGTAATTTCCACGCCAAGACGATTTAGCTCGTGCTGCAACTTTGGCAAGTTCATCTGCGCTGAATGATCCAAAGGTTTTAAAATCTGCCCTCATCTTTACAAGATCAGTAGCTAAAACCTTCGCATTGATTCCGGTGGCCTTTGACATAGCAGTTGCCGCTTGTTCAACTCTCATAAATTGAGTTGATGCCGTGGTTCCTGTCGCGGCGGCTAGTTTACCGAATTTGCCCATGTCTTCGTCAGAGACATTCAAAGCATTTCGAAACCTCATGAGATTCAGGAGGCTCACTTTGGATATATCTTCACCCATTGAAAACATAGTATCAGTGAGTTGACCACCGATTTTACCCATAATCTCCATTGCTTCGGTCGCGCCGGCAATCCCGGGCTTAAGAAACCTAAATGAATTAGTAGTGTTACCTACAGCTCTTCCCATAGCGTCGGCTTTGATCGAGGCTTGTTCTGCTGACTTAGCAAATCTTCCCCCGAGGGTTTCATCATCAAGCACTCCTGCAGTATCTCTGATTCCGCCGAACAGTGTCGCAAATGCATCTTCTTGCTTTTGTTGGAGAGGTATGATAAGGCTGTCATACGTACCTAGCATTGTCAAGGTAGCTGACTTCATTTCGTCGGCAGTTAATTTTGCGCCTGCCATTTTCAGAGCTTTTGGAATAGTTCCAAGTGTCAGCTTATTCAAAGCCTTGTCCGCAGTTGTTACTGCAGCTGTTATGGCTCCAATCGAGATGGCACCTCCGGCAAAAGATGGCAGAGATGCCATAATGCTATCAGCCATATTTTTAGAACCTGCAGCAACACCTTTTTGAGCGGAAGAAAGACCAACTAATCCATTTTCAAGCTCATTCGCTCTTTTAGTAATAGTCTCTAGGTATTCCTTGTTAGCAAAATTCAGTTCTTGACCGTTTAGCTTTTCTATTACCCTGCTAAGATCCCTTAGATGCTCAACAGATTGGAGAGCTGGCCCTGACGCAAGATCTTTTAACTGTTCTAATAGTTCGTTGAGTTCAGCCATCTGCTAGTTCACTCTCTGTAGGGAATTGGTATATATTGGCTTGTGCCAGCAATTATTAAATATGCACTTACGTAAATCTTCTAATCCTAGAAGGTGATTCTCCTCTGGATTTACCAGTAAGTGTTCTTGTCATAGGGTCGTTTTGATGAGCAGCACGTGTCTGGGCTTGCTGACCTGCCTCAGCGGCTTTTTTGAACTCTTGATTTATTCTATCGATAAACCATTTCCTATAAGTGATGGGTAGCTTATATGCCTCTGTGTAAGTAAAGCCACCATAATACATCAAAAGAAAAGATTGCTCAAGATAGATTTCCTTATCGCTAGGAGTCAGGCCAAAAAAAGTTTGGGCCCATGGGAAGGCCGATCTCCTCTTCGTGTTCGCAACTAACGCATTCAAAAGGAGCTTCCATTATAACTGTAGGTTCGTGAGCATCAATATAGCGCCGCAGGGATAGAGAGTCCCTAGCAGGCATATTTCGTATAAATTGATTTATCTTGCCACCTGAGGTTTCTCCGTCAATAGAGACGATGCATCGCTGTAGACGATCTGTGACAAGGCTTTCTACTACCATTCCTTGCTTTCTTTTTCTATCTGCCAAAAGTAGCTTGCTCTTCTTCGTCCTCACCTGTGATAAACTTAAAGTGAACTTTCTTTCCAGAGACAGGAAGCTTAAACTCAAATAGATTGACTCCTGTTTCTACAGGCGCAATGTCAAGTGTCCTAATTGGTAGATCAGCAAGATTATATTCGGGAGACTGACTTGTTTCACATGCGGGACAGTCTATCGAAACTTCGTAATTTGCTCCATATCCCGTAATTCTCAGGGCGACCATGACAGCAGCACGATCTCCTGAGAGCATTCCTCTTGTGTCTACAGATTTATCCATCATGCAGGAAGAAAGAAGGTGAGAGATAACCGTCCCCTTCTTGATTAGCGCACGAGATGTGAGGATATCTTCCTCTCTTGCCGTCATTGCCCTAATTGAAACAGATTTTTTTCCGTGGAGCGGGTGCCCTGGTGGATATGCTAATCCCTGAGAGGGTAGAGGAACTTCTTCGACAGGTATCTCGAATCCTAAATCCTGTTCAAGTCGTTCTATTGGAGGCTGCATCATCTGTTCATGCATGCCTGCTGTGGTGAAGATATCATTGTTTCTAGACATACTCGTGTCCTTTCAATTGCAATTATATTGTATGTTAAAGATTGTAATGCGTTAAACTATAGCCGTCTACTTTAAATCTTTAGACAAAGGTAGGCTTAACCAAGAAAATACTTGATTAAAGCTCACCCTAGAAAAGATCTAGTTTAAATCAGGATTAGTATTGTAAAACAGCGTTATCAAAGCGGAGTGTGAGGGCGATTTCTGCAGGTGCCTCTGTGCTATAATCAAGATCAGAACCAAAATTTGCACTCTGAATAAATGCGCCCTTCACGTCCCAAAGCTCAACTACAGTTCCTACTGGATCAAGCATCTTGATCTGGCAGTCACGCTTATAGAAGTCTGCGTATCCAGCACGACCAGAAACAGATTCAAAGTGAGTTCTAACCCACTCCATTACCTGCTGTGCACCTGATGGCGCAATTGGATCATACAGATTCACGGTCATCTGTTGAAACTCATATCGCCCTGTAACGTAACGTGTGTGATTAATGAACGGAATTTTTTGCTCAGATGTCTGCATCTGTGGTCGGGCTGCCGACTTCATTAAAAATGCGTCGATTCCCTCAATAGCGAAAACCCATCGAAACTTGCGCTTCGGCTCAAATTTGTTTGGAAGCATCTCTGCAACTGATAGTGTCTCTGCCATTACAAGCTCCTAACATCTCTCTCATTATAAATATATGCTACAGGCAAAAATATTCTCATGTCTATCAAATTCCTTCCACGCCTGAATTTGTGACAACGAAGTCAAGAGAGATGAACTCTACTGTTCTTGTCGGCTGGAGGAAAATCTTTCCTCTAATCGTGTTGTTTTCAATATCTGCCTGTGTAGTCGTAGAAGCATCGATAAGAACCTTAAATCTATCAATACCTGCGTTCTGTTGAATATTCTGTAAAATTGGACGAACTTTAGCGCTAAGCCTTGCCAGTGTTGCCTCTCTGTTGGGCTCAAACAAGATCGAGTTAGCAACTTGGCGGACCGAGCGCCTGACGTCAATCAGTAGTCGTCGAACATTAACTCGATCGAGTGCAGAAGCTGCAGATTGCAGTGTTCTCTGTCCGAAGACCACTGGTCCAGTATTTGGATACGTTGTAATTGGATTAATATCTGCAACGTTAAGATCTTCAAGATCATCCCTATTCAGTGCTGTTTGAATAGCGATAACTCCTCCGAGGACGCCTCTTGTGAATCCTGCAGGTGCGAACCACGGGAAAGCAATTCGATCGTTAGCCGCAAATGCCCCAAGGACCACAGCTGAGGGTGGTACTACGTACGGGTACTTGCTGCACGTTCAATGTTCTCGTCTCAGAATTAAGTGTCTTCTGTATTTACATTACAAAGTAACATCTGGAAAGTATGCTGCTGCGAACGAAGAATCAAGGGATCGAGCTGTAAAAGAAGTCACAGTATTGCTTACACTGACTTTTTCTTTTTGCGCCGAAGAAGTAACGACTGTATTTACGTTATCTCTCTCCTCAATATCCATGATATAAAGAGCATCAAATCTCTCTTCGACCTTGATGATCGCCTGATCTGTGATTGTTTCTTGACGAATTCCAGGTATTGCTAACAACTGGATGTCAACATCTGATTTGTCTGCCATTACATTCAGGGCAGTGAAGTATGCAGAAACCGTAGGTCCATCATTTTGACCTCTAGAGGCATCGTCCATTTCACCCTTAGCTGCGTTCTCATTTAAGTTAGCAGAATCTGAATTGAAGACGTTTACTCCGTCCCAACCACCCTGAATTGGGAATGAAAATCTAGACGCTTGTGAAGCTTTAGCATTGCCGTTAGTGTCGCTAACCATCCACGCTCTAGTTTTTGCAGTTTCATTTGCTACAATATTTCCCTGCCTTACATATTTCCACTCTTTTAGACCATCCGCTTCGAAATCTGGAAAACCGTTTGAACCAGTTCGAACCTGGATATTTTCAAGAGAGAATCCATTGTTGTTAAATCTATCAGAGTCGAAAACGATACCGTCAGCGTCTGCTTGACCTGAATTTGACCCTGTTGTTACGTTCATGTTGGCGCTATTTTCACCATAGAAGTTAGGGAAGAACTTAGTGAGATTTAATACTGTCTTATCAGACTGGGTGTCTGAATTTGGATTTGCAAGCTCAACTTTTCTTTGAAATTGAACACCCCACATGAGGTCTGAATTTGCCCTTACAGTGGAAGATCCTGAATTTAATAGCAGATCCTGTCTGAATGGTGTTGGTGGCTCGATAGCCTGCTTGAGAAGATCAGTTGTTCCAAACTGTAGATCATTGTCTGGAACAGCAGTCAAAGGATTACTACCAGATGTGATCAAGTGATCTAAACCGCGGAATCCTACGGGTAATGCTGTAGAATCGATCTCGCCATTTTCTAAATCAGGTGAGAGTTCAACTCTAATTGTTCTAGATCGATTTGCGTATTTTCCTTCTATGATAATTTTTTGGAACCCAGATGGCTGGTCGAAATCATAGCTAGTTCTTCTATCACCAATTACTCGACCGATATATCGATCAGAGCTTGGATTCAAACTAAGGTTTGTATAGCTTTCCAGAACATTCTGCTTAGAAGGTGGATCCTGGTCATAAAAATCTCTCACCAAAAGAGAGAATGTTTCTTTGTCGCTTCTAATATCTGCAATGGAAATCTTAAACTTAGTATTTGCACCGAGTGGATCAGATGCCTTAGACTTAATTACACCATCACCAACAGCATGAATTCTAAATAGGTTCTTAGCGGATCCACCAAACTTCTGGGACACAACCCACGGAGATTTAGCATGATCAAACCTATTTTGAAAACCTTCGTAATTGGGAGCGTCGCCAGAAAGGGTATTTCTTGCTGTAGACCCTGTTGTAAGAAATACACAGTCAGATGATCCAACATAGGTATCAGCGGCAGCATTATTGACCATGTCAGGTCCAGCTTGTGTGAGCCCTGATCCTGTTACCGCGCCAAACTGTGGGTAAACATCATAGTGTGTATAAAGAAGATGACCTCTTTCCTGGATTTTACTGGGATCTGTGTTGAAAATAGTTGGAAAGTAATTCTTGTCTGTTGGGTCCAATGATGATGTAATAGTATTGTTGTCATCATTCTTAAGCCCTTTTATAAGCAGGGTAAATCGAGGTGAACCATTGTCAAAATTAACTGTACCTGTTATAAATCCGACGCTGGATGCTGTAGTAGAGTCTGTGCCAGGAGTATTATCTGCAACCCCGTTAGACGAAGAAAGTGTAAGTGAAGTTCCAGAAGCAGCGAACAGCACGCCTCTCAAAATTGGGTGGGCGCGCTCAGTGGGATGAACCTGGATGCCAGCGTCTGTAAATATTGTTGATCCGGCTGATTCTGACATGTAGCAGCCCAAGAAATACGCTCTGCCGAGTGTCCCGTTTTCATTTGCGAAATCGTTCGCCCCTAAGAATCCGGTATCTTGAGGTAATTCGGCGCCGACGGTAAATCCGGCGCTAGTTACTGTATCGTTAGTGTTCCTTGTTTTGCCGTCGCCAGCTCCCAGAACACGAACGTATGTCAAAGCATTAGAGTTTCGAAGCCACTGTTCTGCGGCGACTGGCCCAAAGAGGCTTTTCTCTTTGACTTTATCAGTCATTCCGAATATATTTTCGAAATCTGCAAAATTAGAAACTGTGACAGGGACAAATGCTGGCCCCTCTAAGGCAGTTCCAATCACACCTGCAGGAATACCCTCGATTCCGCTAGGGGTAGGATTAGAAATGTCGATCTCTTGTGCGCGTACGCCAGGGATATTTTCAGCCATTCTCAAACTCCAATATCATTCATATATATCTATTCTTCGAAACTCACACCAGCACTTGTGATGATAAAGTCAAGAGAAACAAATTCAATTGCTCTAGTCGGAACAATTACAATCTTTCCATTCAGCCTATTTTCTTCAATGTCAGCAGCTGAATTATTAGACTCATCCATGATCACTCTAAACTTTTCAATTCCGCTTTGTGCTTGAACTGCAGCAAGAAGAGGTGTAACCTGGGACAAGAATTTCTTTCTTAACGCAGGTGTGTTCTGTTCGAAAACAAAGTTATTTGCAACATTGACAACTTGACGCTTAACATCAAGAAGCATTCTTCTTACATTGACTCTATCAAGCGCAGATCGTGCTTGCTGTAGAGTTTTCTGCCCGAAGATCACGTATCCAGGACTTCCACCTCGAAGGCGTGGGAAAGTTGCAATAGGATTAATTCTTCCGTCATATAGTGTATCTTTATCTGCTGCATTTAAGCGAGACTTTGCAGAAACAACATTATCCAAAGAGCCTCTATCAAAACCTGCAGGGGCGAACCACGGGTAACGAGTTGCATCTGTAAAACCAAGAGCAGCCATAACTGCCACAGAAGATGGAACATCTACTATTCTATTGTTCGCGTCATCAACAATTGATACATCAGGGAAATAGGTTCCTGCTGAGTTGTTGTCAACTGCTCTTCCTTCGAATACCGCAGTTGTTTTTTGAACTTCAACCCTTGCTGCGGAGTCGTCATAAAGCCTGTTACCACTTGAATCATATCCGGGAATATCCATGACGTAGAAGGACATTCCATAGTCAGTATTCTTATCTAAGACAAAGTCTGTGACAAATGGTTCACGTACACCGGGGATGGCCAGTATATTAATATCTGTTCTATAAGGGTCTAGCATTGTAAGGGCAGCTGCTCTGTAAGAATTGATTCCGTTGTTATCAATACCTGCTCCTGCTACATTTGAAGCAAGGCCTGGGGACGTGAAAGCAGCAGAAGCTCCTTCGTCAACAGATATCGATTTATCGTTCATTCTAGAAGCATCGCGGTCCAAGATATTAAGACCGTCAAAGCCCCCGTAAAAAACGTTAGTAAACTTGGCAAAGTCTGTAAACTTATTAAATGTTACAGAAGATGTTTGCGCTGCAAGAGTTGCGAATGTAATTCTATTAGCTCTTGTTCCGTCAGTTGCAACATAAGAAACATTGTCAAGGTCCGCATCTCTTAAATAAGCTGCGTCTCTCATGTAAGGTCCAGCAGCACCTGTAATTTCAGTATCGTTATAGAAGCCTGTATCTGATCCCCCGGCCTGGGCTGAGAGCGCAACTCTACCAAGGGTAAATTTATTATTATTGAATGTATTTTGACCTGAACCTGTTACCAGATTATCCATCAACTCAATTCCTGAGAATTTGAGCATATCTTGGAGGCCTCTGTTAATTCCGCCATCCACATTAGATCTTAGGTTAGAATCGCCAATAGCTCCATTTTCTGTAGGGTGAATCTCAGAATCAGGTGCAAGAAGAGTTGTCTTTATGCCCCAGTAAATCTGTGCATCTACTTTTTCAAGTGATCCAGGGTCGCCTGTGAAGGAAGGTGATTCAGAAACAGCTCCGTTTGTTACCTTGAAGACATACGGAACAGGGGGAAGAATAGATCCTGATATTTCCATAGACCCGGGAGTTCCATCTTGGAATCCGTCAGCATACATTCTTGAAAACCCAGTAGGGATATCAGTCAAAGAATCATTTGTTTTAAGTACTGGTAAGCCCTTAAACCCAAAGGGGAGGCTAGACTTTGGAACATCACCATTTGAAAGCTCATCACCCAATACAACCCTTATAAGATTGGACTTGGCAGGATACGATCCAACTGCATATACTTTTCTCTCATTCTCATTGGACGCATCAAAATTGAACTTAAGGCGGCGGTCACCGATCATTGCCCCAATAAAAGACTCAGAATCTGGATTTAAGTTACAGTTTTGGATATTGCTCAAGAATCTCAGGTGACTTATCAGAGTCATCATATTTCCGAACAAAAACTGTAAACGTTCCATGAGGATCAAGAGGATCAGTAGAACCCTTAACATTCGCAATTGAAACCTTAATTTTATCGTTTGAATATGCACCATCATCAAGAGATTCAAAAATGAAACAGATCGAACTCTTTGTTTCCAAAGGGTTGGGAGATAAACATTGTGGTTCGTGGGGTGGTGTACCTTGTATCAAATCGGCCAAATGAATTTAAGAATGATTGACCTGCTGTATTATTAGTAGATATATTTGAAGATCCTGACAGCATTGCAACAGCTTGTCCAGTATTGGTAACAGCAGCTAAAGAAGCTTCAACATCGTAAGCAGCATAGAGAAGATGTTGCTCCTCTTCAAACTTATCAGGATTTGTGTTTAGCACATTTCTAATATAGTCTCTGCTTCTTGGGTCCAGCGAAGCAGTGAATACCTTGACTCCAGCTTGAGAGTCAGAAGTTGCAAAAGAATCAGAAGAAGAAGAAATAAAGAGCTTAAACTTGTTCTTCATCGCGCCTTCAGCACCAAGGGTAGCTGCATCACCCACAGGGTTGTCTGTGTTGAGAGCGCTAGCAAATTCTGAACCGCTGAGCACACCTACAGCAGAAGTATTCGTAGTAAAGATAACTGCTCTTACTAGGTTAACAAATCCATCTGCACCACCACCTGGGAAAGAATCATTGTCAGTGAAGTATCGAGGAGAGTAGACTTCAGACGCAGAAACATAGTGGCGAGCCGCCAATATCTGTGTCGCACCCTTTACTTGTCGAGGATCAGATACTACTGGCGCGAGTACAAATCCTGCTATTTTTTACAGATCCTTGCGTTTCAGTTGTTGAAATATCTGCAGTGGATGAATTTGCCCCACCACCTAAAACTCTAACATAAGTTACTGCATCTCTATTTCTTAAAAATTCATTAACAGCATAGGGTCCAAACATCTTTGAATCCAAAGATCCAAATTTTGTATTAAAATCAGCCATTCCACCCACTGTAACGGGTACAAAGGCGGGACCTCTTTGAGATGTTCCAATTATTCCGGCAGGAGTACCAAGTGGCGCTTGAACGCGCTGCGTCAAATCTACCTCTTGTTGGAATACTCCTGGAGATCTAAAAGTCTTTTCTGCCATGTGATTAATCTCCTGCAGCGATCGCTATGATAACATAATAATTATAGAGAGCGAGGGCAAATATCCTCAGATCTCTCCAATCTTATCTATTATTCTGGCGCTAACTACAGTTTCACCTTGGCGTTGATTTCTTGTTAATACTTTAAGATATTCAATTTCATCCTTGCCGGAGAAGGGATTTCTGATCTTATTTACAGCTTTTAAATACGTTAATCTGGGATCTTCTACTACGTTTCCTGCTGTATCAATCTGCTCAGCATCAGATAGAATGAATTTATCTATATCGCCTGTTCGGATCAGGTAGTGTCGGCGGGTGCTCGACAATAGGGGCATTCGCAGTGTAGATATCAAAGGAAACATTGGGGGCAGAAACATATCTTCTTACAGGAGCCATCTGCCCTGGATTTTGAGTTGCGACAATATATGCAGGCACTGTCATGTTAAAAGTATATCTTACAATTCTTTCTTCTTGAGAGAAGTCATCAAAGTTGTCTGCATTTGTAACATTGTTTGCAGGATATGCAACAAACCAATACCCTTTATCTGTCTCGATTCTAAATTGATTCCTGTTCCCTGTGTATGAACTAACAAACTTTTCTATAAGTTGGTTCATATGAGACATGTATTGTGTCCAGAATGTAACCTCGTAACTCACAGATATAAAATGAGGGAAAGGAATCGTACAAAATCTNAAAAACATTATCTCCCAAATTAGGTGCTAGAAGTTTCCCTGTTTGAACGTTTACAGTCTCTTGTGTTCTGGGGCGCCTTGAGTTAACTGTTCCTGGCTCAGTAGACTTTGGATCTGCATTATTAAGATTGTGTGAAAGATTAGCTACATTATCCTGATTTTTTAGTGAGGGCTTATTCACTAAGTTTTGATATTCTGGATCTTTTTCGCTCAGCCTTCGCTTGATTACCAAGTCCCCGACGTCAGCCAAACGTTCTGTAGCAGGCGCCTGGTCAATTCCTGTTCTTCTAATAGAAATTACTGGCAAGATTAGAGCGCCTGCAGCATCCCTAATAGGTTTTCTTCTTTTTACAATCGCAAAACGCTCACCTGTGGCAAAAACCACCGGAACTGTTAGCGTCTTGCTTTTATTCTCAATATTAAAATTAAGCTGTTGATCAAAAAGATCAAAGAAAGCTTTGTCGATATCCTCTAATCCGCATTGAGGAAGATGAAAATCTGTAGGAATGTTTGTCCCATCTAATCCAGATGGAATAAATTCATTTGAACCTGCTGGTTTTTTTAGACTATCTCTAGTAGACATTTTCTAATCTCACTCATCGTAAAACGCTGAACCGGCGCCTGAATCATCTCCCTTAGGAGATACCTGCTGTGGGCCGCCCAAAGGTGTATCGAGCACAACGCTTCTTTTGCAAGGATCGGATATCTCCCGTAACACCTTCTTCGTTGTCTTTGAATCCGCGCTGCTGAACAAATGTTTCCTGGACAGCATCTGGATCGCTGAATTTTTCGCTTGTTGGGCCAATAACATGGGTGACGAACTGCTCTTTTCGAGCCTGTTTACCGATCAGCCTAAAGCCTTCACCGTGCTCGATTTGACCGAACAGATTCTTCATTTTCGTTGCTGAGGTTATCTCAAAGAAAACGTCTCCGTAAGCAAAGAAATCTCCAACATCAATAGCGATCCCTTTGTCGATCAAATCTCTATCTTGAATATATGCCTCGATGTTCGCCATTTCATCAATGCCGNANTTACCAGTCTTATATGCAGGCTCTTTATAGTTAACAAGACAATTTATTTCAACAGGGTTTTCAAAAACTTTTTCAGGTGCTTCGTCATAAAGCTCGTTAATTCTAGTTTTTGTCAAAGATATGGAATAGTAGTAGATCTTTTGACCTACAACGTCTTTGATGAGCTCCTTAGTCAAATCATTGACTAGATCGATCTCTCTAGGTGTAATAAAAAGCCTAGCCAATTTTTACCCCATAGTAATTGCTTTACCGTTAGGAACCGGTATAGTCTTTAGATGTTTTTGTATATTCTCTGCTTTAGAAGCATTCATTTCGATAATTTTGTCGTATGTTAGAGATTCCAGCATTTCTCTAAGCTTTCCTACGAGATCTTTTTTGTCATCCCTGCCTTGGGTTACAAGATTAGTCCCATTTAGGGTCAAGCTATTATTAGGAATGGGAACTGTGGTGAACTTAGATCTCACCAGACCTAGCAACTCTGTTGAAAGTGCAAGCGTATATTGTCTAACCCATTGTCGCCCAATGCTATTAACTCTCGAATATTCAAGATTCCCAAAAGGAATATTAGATAAGTTCGATACGCCGATTATGGTATCGTCACCAAATGGAGGATTAAGCGGATCAGGTGCGAAGCCTACACGGACCCAGAGCTTTCTATTTGTTTGATCACCAGTCGGCATCGGGAAAATTCTAATTTTTGTACCGATTATCTTGTAATAATAATTTGACCTTCTGACCCTATGAGAAACATTCATCTGGCCTGCACGAAGAATATCCTCGAAAACCGGAAGAACGTAAAATATAGTCTCGGGTGTAAATGACTCAAAAGAAAATTCATTATTAAGATAATTGATAGCTGACGTTGTATCAAAAAATCGATAGGCTGCCTGGGGATTGAAGTGAAATACTTCTTGAATCTTCATTCTAGTTTGATTGGTATTCAACGAAGAAGAAAATAAAAGGTCACCATTTTCTTCCTTTAGCTCTGTATAGAGGTCGTAATCCTGGATGCCGGCGACTAACTGAATAGAGCCTGATATCGAGTTATAGCTTCCTCCCACAGAAGCTTCGAATGCGTAAGGCTCAGCTTGCCGCACCAAAAACTCTAATGTATCTCGAGGATATTTCTGCTCAGATCCTGACATGGATCCCGTCGGCGTGCCTAAAAAAGTAGATAGTTGAGAGCGTGCTTGATATTCATTTACAACTTGGCCATACTGAAAAAATGACTCCTCAAAGCATGCCCAGATCTGTTTTTTTGTAAGTTCAACTGAAAGCACATCATCGCCAAGCTTTCTCTTGACAAAAGTCACCATACTATCAGCTTCAGTTTGAAAATCTGTATCAGAATCAAACGCACCAAATGGCGTTGGATTTAATGTGTTTGCAAATGTTGCCACCCATCTCTCCTTCAATACCCAGCTGGACATAACTAAGTATCAACGAGAAGAAGATACCTCTCTGAATCTTTCTATAGCAAAAGGGTGAAAATATTGCTTCCGCATCCCCAGATTTTAAAAACTTTATTTTCCTTAGCTATTTCTTTTTCAGATTTCCCAGCAGCTGCCCTGAACCTAAATCTGTCGTATCTTACTTTCCCATCAGTGTACCAGTAGTCAGGACCAGTATCTTTTTCAAACTTAAAACCAGCTTTGAGATATCCATCACCAACACCGAATCTGAGATCTGCATATGTAACAATTCCAGAATAGTTCTCAGACTTGGCCCAGATTGATGATTTCTTAAGAAGCTTAGTTAATCCACCCGTTACGTTTGTGTTAATCTTGGAAGCAAATCTGGAGATCTCTGTCATACCTCTGTATTTCCCATGGCGAGGCTTTCTTAAAGCTAGGCAAAGAACTAGCTCGTTTCTATAGTACAAACCAAATCTTACTGCTGATGGAACATATCCTGATATGTGATTTCTTTCAAAGAATTCTTTGGCTTCTTTTACTTCTACTTCTCTGGCTTCACATTTTCTTGCAAATATTTTTTGATCAATTAATCCTAGGCGGTTTTTGATCATTGATTTGCAAATCTCTTTTTTATAGACCCACTCATCGCTAAATACATGTATTAAGTTTACTCCCCTTTTCTTAGCATCAAGTTTTTTATTTAGATAGTACCTTCTACTTTTAATCCCGTCGTTCAAGACGCCATGAAAGTATAGACCGTTATGTTCTATTGCAAAGTTTTTAATCGGGGCAAATATATCAACTTCTTTTGGTGAAAGAATAGATCGATTATTATATTCTACTTTCTCACCGAGGGATTCGATGAATTGCCCAATTTCTTTTTCAGCTTGCGACGTCCCGACTGGATTACAAGATGGACAAAGTGATCCTCTTTCAAACGCTTGCAGCGTTTTCTTGGATATGCTATTGCNNTTTTTACATTTAAATTCTAAGTACTGCTTTTGTCTAGAAAAATAATCATCATAGATTGTTAGAAGTTCAAACTCTTCTTCTCTGTCTTTGATTCTATTTTCAAATTCAAATCGAGAAACAATCTTTGTGAACCTCATTTTATCTATTGATTCGTCTGAATGTCTTTTTCCAAAGAATGGATTTCCCTTGCCCGACATTTTAATAGATTGATCTAGAATTCTATTGTCAGTTTCTTTTGTTTTTCCCTTGTTCCAAGCTGGGGCTTTGCCACCTTCTCTTCCTGCGATTGATGAAGCATGCTTTGAGCATCCCTTGCAAAACCTTTTGAATTTATAGGCTACATACCTTGTTTCTTCTCCGCAGTTTTCACACTGGGGTTGTGAACCATTGTAAATATAATCTATCGTATATTGTCGAGAACTTAGATTATGCTCTTTTTGAACATGGTTTGAAAATTTCTTTCCAGTAGCTTCATGATTACATAGTTGGCACTTCATAAGTCATTATAACATTTCACGGTATAATGGTTAACACGCAATGACAAGAAAGGGGCTCACAAGGAGCCCCTTTCCCTAGGTTGTAAACCGTCTAGATCTTTATAATCGATTAGATTATGTTAAGATCCATAATTGTCACAGTACCGTAGAAGTCAGCGCGAACCATCTTCTTACCGTAGCGAGTCATCACGCCCTTGCGAGGTGTGAAATCTTCTGGTGCGAAAATGGTAGGTGTGACGATCAGGGGTACGTATGGAGCGTAGACGTAACCTGTCTCAAGGTAGGAACCACCCTTGTAACCAACGAGAACCTTGTTACGGGGGAAGTATGGGTCCTTGTAGACCGTGAAACGATTGCTCAGCGTACCAACCTTCTCAGCACCCAATGTGAATGGGGACTTGACCTGGCCTTCGCCGTCCAAGCTGTAGTTTGCACGGTAGAGGACAGATGCCTCAAGCATTGTGCAGACGTCAGGGGATGTAACGACAAAGTTTGCAGATCCACGAAGGGTCTTACGGTGAATGGTGTTGGCGACATCAATGATTGTCTCAGTCAGTGTCTCGTACCATTCGCGAACTGTACCTGTGAAGCGAGGACCAGCGGAAAGTGCGCTGCCCAGAAGAACTTCATTGCCATTTGTCTTATCAACGAATTTGCCGGGTGCGCGGGACCAGTAAAGGTTTGCACCTGCAGCTTCGGTAAGAAGGTCGTTAAGGATCTCACGATCGATTTCAAGAGCAACCTGCTCAGAAAGGATCTGGGTCAACTCAACCTCAGCGTCAAGACTGTGGTAAGCATTAAGATCCTGTGCAAGCTCTGGAGACCAGCGAGCGCGCAACTTACGTGTTGCTGCTGTAACTGCAATGGACTCAACCTTGATGTCAATCTCAGGAATGACTGGGGAAGGTGTTGCGCCGAAATCAGATTCGAAGGAAGGAATGGTAAGAGTAGAACCACTGTCACCAACATTCAGGGAATCAGCAATTGCGAAGGATGCTGTAAGGTTAGCTAGATCGCCAACGCCAACGTGTGTACCAGAAACAACTGCGAGAAGAACAGCATCAGCTGCATCTTTTGCTACCAGTGGATCAGCAGTGAACTGTCCGCCGGTGAATGTGCCAAGCTGGTTCAAGCGACGAAGGTTGACAACGTTCTGTCCGCCTTGCCATGAATCATCTAGGACAGCCATGTTGGTGTCTTGGTTTGAGAACAAAGAGATGTCTTTCGCATTGGAAAGATCAACTGTGTCAGCAAGATCGCTAAGAGCGACCATCAGCAGCTGCCAAGTTCCGCCGCCACCCAAGTTACCAAATGCATCAGCTTGGTCTTCGATGTTAGAGGTGACGCGTGGGTCAAATCCGAGAAGGCGACCGTCTGTTCCGGTTGCGAAGCAATTTGCACCTTCGACCAAAGTACTGCCGCCGGCGAAGGCGCCAGAAGCAACGAGAGAGTGGACCAAAGAGGAGCTGTGAACCTTGGAGTAGGTTGCGCCTACGAGATCATACATACCACCTGCTGCGAGAGAACCGGAGCGGACACCCTTACCAGCTGGGTTGTTGTAGATAGATTGTCCACGACTATATGTTTCCTGGTTGTTGGCACCTGCGTCACCTGTTTGAAGGGATGCGTCACCACCAACGTTGGAACCGTAGGTGTAATCAAGGTAGAAGAGCAGACCGGAAGGAAGGCGTCATTGGCTGGATGGAAACCAGCTCGTTAGCAACCAATCCACCGAAAACGCGGCGGACGATTGGGAATGCGATGTTAGAGAAACCGCGGAGATCACCGGAGGATGCGAGAGAACCACCACCTGTAGAGACGGAGGACTGCTCACGAAGTAATTCTGCAGCTTGGTTCTCGAGGAGACGTCCCATATTTTCACGGGATGTACCATCAAGACCACGCAGAAGACCTGTGCGACCCCACTTCTCTGTCAGGCGGGCATTTTCTTCACCCAGATGACGAGAGCGGATTCCCTCAGTCAAAGACTCGAGAGAAAACTTATTCATTTTAAATCTCCTTAAAGATTTATGTTATGTGTTAAAATTTGTTTAAAAGAAATAAACTACTTGTTGATTCCTGCCAAAAGTGCCCAGCGATTGGACTCAGATGATTCATTCAGGGAAGCACCTGCCGAACGTGTTGCACGACTTGCAGTTCCAACAACGCGCTTGGATTCATTAACTGATTCCTTGCTACGCTTGTTGAAAGACTCAGAGAGAGTCTTAAAAAGCAGCTTCACTTCTCTCAAGCTTCTTGCTTCGTCGAGTGATTCGATAGCACGTGCGCGTTGTGCTTGTGTCAAATCGCTATTCATCAGCAGCTTATTAGTGTAGAGTTAGTTTTGCGTTAAAGAGGTTCACTTCTCCGAGCTGGCCCTTCAGCTCTTCGATCGCTCCTTGGTATGCTTCTAATTTTTCGTTGAATTGGTCATTTTGCTCATTGGCGACCATCTCTTGGGCTTCTTCGGTTTCATTTAATGTTTCTTCCTCGGCTTCCTCTTCCTCGTTAAGAGTGCGGAGTTTTGCGAGTTCCTGGCGGAGCATGGACTCAGAGATCTCAATGACTGTATCGTCTGTAAGTTCAACTTCAGCATCTTCTGTAAGATCTTCAGATTCCTCTGTTCCTTCAGCCATTTCGCTGACCATTTCAGCCAATGCTTCTTCAAGATCATTTTCGTCTACTTCTAGAACGATCTCTTCTTCAAGTTCGCCTTCGGCTTCAACTTCCTCTTCCTCTTCCTCTTCGACTTCAACCTCGCCGCCTTCGACTTCGCCTTCATCGGCTTCATCTTCATCGGATGGTTCATCTTCGAGTTCAAGTTCGTCTTCATCGACGACGGAAGCGACTACCTGGCTGGCATCAACTTCAACATCTTCACCGAGATCTAACTCGATGGTTATCTTTTCTTCAGAAAGAAGGTCACGTAGAGATCTCTTCATGGCTTTAAGCTCCTCATTGTTATTATTAACTGTCTCTAATAAATTGGTAAATGTTTCCTGAAGCATAGCGCATGCCTCAAGCTTGGTTAAACTTTCTTTTAATGTCTTGGAGGCCGTATCGGCAATTCCAACAAGTGTAATATAGTTGTTAAGATCAGATTCTTGAAGCTCTGCTGCGTCTTTACCAGTAATCTCTTCAAATACTTCTTGAAGGGCTTCAATCTGAATGGTTGCCTTATGTGCTGCGCCAATTTGATTTTTGCATTCTTCAATCTTACTCCACGAAGAAGCATATCGAGCTTGATACTCTCCTTCGCTAGCATCTTCAGTAATGACCAGCTTAGCCGCTTCCAGAGTCTCAACTATGCTTCCAAATCCTTCCAGTGCTTGCTCATCAACTCCTTTTGCCAGAGAAACAGTTATCTCAGCAACAGCTTCCTCAAGCCTTCTTGTTGCAAGCTCAACTTCCTCAAGAGAAGGTGTATCGCCTAGCATCTTCTGGAGCTCTTGAGCAGCTTCGGCAGTAAGCTCTAGTTCTTGGTTATTCTCATCAGACTCAAAGATATCTTCTTCGTTAGACAGATCAGAGAAATCTCCCAGGATCTGTTTTTCGATCATTTCACGAATTTTTGGAGCAATAGAATCGATAATCGAATTCTTTGCATTTTGCTCCGCAATTTCACGAAGTTTCTTTGCATCTGCGAGCGCATCTTTAAAAAGGCTATTAGACATAATAATCACCCATCTACACTGTTAAATATTTCCGGACATAAAAAAAATCCCAAATTAATGATTTCTCTGTTCTCTCTTAAGACGCTTTACAGCTCTCACGTGCTTTTCGCGGCGCTTTTCTGACTTTGTCTTATGATACCCAAGATAAGCGTTTCTTATCTCATCTTGAAGCCCAGAGCGTTTGCACATTCTTTTGAATCTCAATGCCAGAGCTTCTGCTGTTTCATTGTTTCTCAAGCTTGCTGTCAAATAAGTCCCAGAAGTGCTTTCATCATCTCTTCGGTACTTATTAAACTTTTTATTGTAACTTTTTGTTTCTCATCTTCATCCTCAAAATCTCCGTCGTCGCCTAGCAATACATCCTTTAGTCTGTAGATTCTTTTTTTAGTTTTTACTGCCATAGCGTTTCGGGGAGATCCAATATTCATTCCGATTGTTTTCCCAGTGTGAACTTTATAAATTCCTGCGCCATTACCCATTGCCTGGAATTGAGATATGCCACCAAGTGACTCATGCATCTCAACCAGTAGGTCAATATTCTTTAGAGATAGTTCTGTCTCATATAAGTCAAGGCGACTTGCTCCGTTAACATATGCCCCTCTGTCTGTATAAAAAGGTCCAGCTGGGTTATTACTAACATAATTCCTATTTAGCTTTGCGTTAAATTTCTTTATAACAGAAGGTGTGTGAATTGCGTCTTGATCTTCTACATCCTCTACAGGATCGACATAGGGAAAGTAAGAATTTTTAGTGTATAGACTACCAAGTCCTGATAAGTCTTTTGCGGTATTACCGTATCCAGAGCCGGCTCGGGAGTCAGGGTTGATTCCGTTGACGTACTCATTAAGATTCATTTTTATTAACCGGCGTTTCCATTTGACTGGGGCGCGGAGGTACCTAGTCCAAAGGAGCCAAGTGTAAGGCGGCCGGCCCTTGATATCCTCTCAGAGGATGCCTTAGGATTTTCTAAGGCGTCGCCGCGGAAGGCGCCCCCAGCACCCTTGAGAGGTTCGACCAAATCTTCTTGCTCTCCGTCTTCATTGGGAGATGCAACATTTGGTGCATAGGGTGAAACAACTTCTCTGCCATCATTATCTGTAGTGACATCAGGAATATTTGGCGCAGCATGATAATCTCTATTGAATCGAGAGAACCCAAAACCTGAGCCGTTAAGTCCTTCATTTCCTTCAAGGTCTCCTGATAGCACGATACTCTCAAAAAGTTTTTTAACAGCTTGATCATTCATTCTATAGATTGGAGATTGTGAGAAGGCTCGCCTGAGTGTTTCTGGATTTCTATTGCCTTCAGCTCCGGGTTGAGCTGGTGGATTAACTTCAACAATGTTTCCCATTGGTACCTTGTCGGCCATGATTAACTCCTTGTACAGATATCGAAACTATCTACAAATATGTATCGTGATCGAAGTAAAACGTTCTTCTATTCACCAGGAGTATTGTCTGCAAATGCCATAGTTGCCCAATTGGAAGACCCTTCAAAAAGATCTTCTGGATCTGCTTGGCTCACTATTTGAGCTGCTCGATCGGAGCCGGCGGGAGCAGTTGGCATTTTTCCAGCAGAGTTTTGTTCTTGCAAAGTCGTCTTGGCAGTATCTGCAAAAATTGACTGCATAACTGGGTCAGAAGTTAGATTCTTAGATGCTTGGTCCGCTGATTTTTCAAAACTAATATTCCCGAGAGTTCTTTTTTTAGAAAGAAACTCTCTCTCAGGTGACAGCTTCTTAGGCTTATTTTTCTTGGGCGCGCTGATTCAGCAAGAGTGTCAGATGCGATTCCTTCAGTCAGAATCTCAATTAAACATTCTTTAATTAGACCTTTAAGCGCTGTTCTTGTCAGCTTTGCCATTATCCTACACCTATATATCCTGCTGATCCCGTCAAGGCCGGGAATTGGCTAGGTCTTACAGGTGCAAGACCAGCTAGCAAACTAAATTCTGCAGCGGCTGGCCCGCCTTGCATAAACCATAATTCTTTACATCTAACCTCAAGTCGGTCAGTAACTTGATTTCCAGAAAGAATAAAATAATTTGATTGATCAGGCTGATTAGAACCTGACACAGATGCACCTTCGCCTTTTACACCGTTTTCTGTAAACCCAAACCTTAAAACATTTGAAGATGTATTGTGAACTACGACAAATCTTGAAACGTTAGGTAAACCTACACGGAGGGGAGTTGTAGAGACTTCACCGGGGGCGGAAGATGTTACAAAAGGAATAGCAGAAAGTTGATATGACCCTACGTCACTAGCTCCTGCATAAACATTATCTAAAGGCATATCTTACTCCTCATTCTTCCACTGGAGAATGTCATTAAAAATTCTATCAACTCTAACATCTTTTCCGAGGTATTGACTTACCTGTTCAATCTCAGCTTCGGTCAAGTCTCTAGCTTCCTTCATGACGAAGGCACCAGGAGTTGAAGGCTCAGACACGATATCCCAGCAAATAAGCTGGAAGTCTGGCTGGACCAGTACATGATCTCCAGCAGACTTAGTAGAACCGACGCCACGAGAAGAGATGCCGATCTTAATTCCGCTCTCAACTAAGCTTTGCAAGATCTTTCCATTGGGTGTATTAAGAACTTCAATTGTTCCGTAAACAACACCGTCATCCATGCGTGCTGATCTTACAACATGAGAAACATTCTTTAGTTCTACAACCGACGTGTCTGGATGATCAAGCTCTCCGAGAGCTCGGCCCTCATTGATAAACTTCTGGTAATTTCTAACTTCTCTTTCAAGGACATCATCAGGATAAATTCTTCCGTTCTGATTTACTGTTCCCGCCTTTTGAAGAACACCTGACATCATTAGGCGGCCGTCGTTTTTTTCGATAGACTCTTTGATTTGATCTCTAGAATACTCAAAATTCATATATTCAGTCAAAAGTTTCATTTGGAACCTCCAAGCTCTTCAACAACCTGCGTCATCTGTAAAAACCTAGTCAGGGTATCATCATCTAGATTGTCAATATTTTGATTTTCAATCAATAGCGTAACTTCATTTGCCTTTTCAAGTGCAGGACCTTCTTGAGACTTTGAATATTCTACTAAGGACTCTAGAGCTTTGATCTTTATTTTCTCAGCCAAGTCCTTAGCTTCATTAAGGTTTTCAGAGAAAATATAAGACTTGATTAAAGAAATTTGATCTGTAGTGATTTTTGAACCATACTTCTTGTTTAGCTTCTCAGACATAACCTTGACAACCAAGCCATCGATTTCAGAATTATATTCTTCTTCTAAGCTAGACTCGACTTTCTCTCTAGAAAGCTTTTCAATGAGTTGCGATTCATATGAGATGACAGTCGAAAATATCAAGATCTGTCTCATCACGCCAGTATCCAAGAATAGTTCCTGCTGTGGCATAATCCCTATAGTTTGGAATAGATTCGCTATATACAGTATCAGATCCAAGCTTGTGATTAATCTCTCTAATCAGCGTAGTTCTTTTCTTTGTTCTAGTTTTTCACCATCAAATTTATGTGCTGCTGATCTGGCTTCATGCAAAACTGTGTGTGCTAAAGCCTCGTTTCCTACAGGTACATTTACCAGAGCATTGATCAAACGAAACTCTCTGTGAACCTCTGTTCCTTTTCTAAAGTACTTCTGGACAAGGTGCCTAGCAATGCCTTCTCTATCACGGTTGTTCTCAACCATTGCTCTTGAGATGCTTCTTACCAGAAACTCATAAAGCAAGCCAGAATTACGCTTCTTATTGTGTCTCGCCATCTGTATGACCCTCTCCTTCAGTGATTAGGGACGACTTTTTCCTATTATTACCTAGGTCGCTTTCAAGCTTTTTTAATGTTTTCTTTAGCGTTGCTGTCATATTATTTTGATATTTTTCTTGTTCTTCGAGCTTTAAGTCTGAGCCTTTTACAATCTNACGATCGAAGACACGATTATTAGTATGACGTTCTTTTCCCTGTCCTGTGTAGCCCGTCGAGTAAGGTGCGCGGACTGGGTCTGTCCTTCCGTCGCCCCCTCTGGAACGACGAGGTTTTCTTACTTTAGAACTAGCCTTAACAGGAGAATTTGCTGCGACGGTAATCTTTTGCTTCCTTGTATCTGTAGGTGCCTGATTGGGGTCTGACGTCAATAGTAGCTCATCTCTTCCGGGATTATCACTGCTAGTCTCAAGACCGCCTTCAGCTTCTTCTTCTTCATCACCGACTGCTGCTTCTTCACCTGCTTCAAACTCGGCGCCGGCTTCTGCAGCTTCGACGCCAGAGGTCGGTAAAGTAATGGCTTCGACCTCTAAGTCCCGAAGCTTGTCAGCATCTTTTTCTTTTTCAATATTTCTAATCTGCTCAGATGTCAAACCAAGAATTTGCTTTCTAATGTAGTCTCTTGACAAGACCCCGTCTGGTGCTTGGCCGGCAATTTCAAACTTAGATCGGTAGAGTTCAAGCTTCTGTTGCTGCGCGATCGTAGAAGGATTAGAAAGTCGAAGTTGAAAATCCACAAGATCCTCATCTTCGAAACCATTTGCAAACAAGTGGATGGCTGCGATTTTATTGAGCTCAGATATTATAACCTTTTGGATCTTTCCAATCGTTCGAGAAAATCTAATATCTTCTTGTGCCAGAGTTGCCTTTGAGCTTAAGTTCTCGTCATATCCAAGATATGCCTTCGGAATCTTTAGAGCTGAGAATAGTTTCTTTTGAATATACTCAACATCTTCAATTGCTGTTGTATTCTGGCCTCCGGCGAGGGTGTCAATAGCAGTTCCATCTGCAGAACCTCGAACGGGCAAGAAATAATCTTCATCAACTGAGAGCGGGTTGTATCTCATATCCACTCGACCGGTGGTCTTGTCAATCACCTGGCTTGATCTCAGCGCTGCCTTGGCTTGCTGCATGTAGTTTTCTACCTCTTCAGGCGGAACGTTACCCACGTCAATCTTAAAGACTCTTCTCTCAGGGGATCGAATCACTCTATAGACAAGCATAGCATCCTCGATCATAATCAATTGCCGCCAGATTCTACGAGCAGGCTCAATCACGGAAGATCCGTAAGGAAGGAACGCGTCGTTCCCTAAAAGCCTAAAGTGTCCGATTTGCCAATTTTCAAGAATCTTATTCCCTTGTGTTACCCAGCGAAAACGAGTTGCAAGAGGATCTTCTGGGTCAAAGCCCTCCTCTCGCTCAATCTCATTAACTGGAACTGGAAATGCACTCAAAACGCCGTAATTCAGGACTGATATCGAGAAAGAGGAAGAAGTCTACCATATTTACAAAGATTTCTAACCCAGGGATTTAAATTAAAGTCAATATTAAGATTATCATAGAAAAGCTCTTCAAGAACCTTTCTAATCTTCTCATTCTCTGAGTAGATATGAAGTGTTGTCCCGACCTCGTCTTGAGCAACAGTCTCATCTGAATATATGTCTAACGCAGAAGCAATCTCAGGAGTTGCTTCCATTTCTTGAAAATCTGCATATCGACTCATGCGATCGTACATACCATATGCGCTGATTGCGTTGGCATATACATGACTTTGTGATCTTTGAAACTGCTGTATTGCAGTT